GGCTGGCCCGGCTGGCCCGGCTGGCCCGGCTGGCCCGGCTGGCCCGGCTGGCCCGTCCAGTGTGCCGAGCTGGCGCCAGGCCAGCGGCACATGACCAGCTGGCGCCGACCCGTCCGGATCAAACCTCGCCGGTACAAACCCAGCCGGTACAAATTCCACCGGATCAAACCTCCCCGGTACAAACCCAGCCGGTACAAATTTGCCCGGATCCAGCGGGCGCCGGTTCAAAAACAAAGCTCGTCGAGATCTTCCTGGCTGAAATCTCGCCCGGCCTTCCAGCCGCCCCGGCTTTCGATTCCGATTTCCCAGCCATCAGCAACGTGGCGGCGCCGGTTCGGGCAATCGACGTGCGAGCACTCGGCCACGGTGCTGTTCATCCGCTTCGGATCGCGGCCGCAAACCGCGCAGCGGTCAGGCTTGTCAGTGGCCACGAAGAGCCTCCCTGGCCATGCGCTGCAGGTGCGCGACGAACTGCTCATCCGACGCCGTGAGGTTCTTCATCGACGCGATCTCCTCGAGGGTGTCGGCGTAGACCGCGGCGCGCTCGGCAGCCTGGCTGAGCAGCGCCTGCAGGCCTTCCTGCAGAAGGTTCGGCGTAGGTTTCGCCGGCTGATACAGCGGCTGCCAGTGGTGCCACTGAGGCCACCTGACGTCCACCAGGTTGTGCACCAGGCGGCCCGTGCTGCGGTGCATGTAGGCCCGCACGCGACCGCAGCCGCGGTGCAGCAGTTCGGCCGCCGGCAACGACACCGACGGATCCAGTGCAATCGCCACGTGCCACTCGAGCAGCCGGCGCAGCGCCTGGCTCGGATGCTCGTCGTCGCTGGTGCAATCGAGGCAACTCACGACAAGAGCCTCGTCGATTGCATCGCGCCACGGGTTACCCGTCGGAGATTTGAGTTGTTCCAATTTATATCCCCCGGTTCAAATTCGACTTTGCTGTCGAAAATTAAAGCCCCCGGTTCAAATTTGACTATCGCCGGGAATTTGACCCCCGGGTATTGCTTCCGAGTTTTCCTTGAAGAACTCATCCAGCCCGTTCTCGCGCAGGCGCCGCACGATCTGCTGGGCCCGGCGCACACCCAGGCCGGTGGCGGCCGCGGCTGCCTTGAGGTCGTCGCCGGCAGCGAGCAAGGCCTTGTAGCGGGCGATGCGGGCGTCTGCCAGGCTGTCTGCGATGTACAGGCATCCGATCCCCCCGAACTCGTCCACGAGTTTCCTGAAGGCCTCGGCGCCCACGATGCTGACCAGCGGGTGGTCGGGCTTGAAGCGCTGCGGGATGTACAGGTTCTGGTTGCCGAACCAGAAGGCCAAGGTGGCGGTCTTCGTGTAACCGATCACCTCGGCAATCTCGTCCAGGGTCTCTGGCTGTTGCATTTTCGACTCTCCGGTATGAACTTGAGAAATTTTGCAAGGGGTGCGGGTGGTGCGGGTTAGGACCGTTTTCCAAGTCCTTCTTCTATACGTAGGTGACTCAGACTTGAAAAGTGCCCTCAACCCGCACCACCCGCACCTTCAGAACGGAACTTGTTGTTTTAGACGGATTCCGCAGCGGTAACGAAGCCCGTGAGACTGCCTTACGCCGGGAAATTTCGCGTCTAGACGCCTGGCCAGGGCAATATTTGACTTCACGTAGTTCAGGACCCCGTTCTTGCTTGCAAAAATTTGCCAACTCTCCCAAAGGTCGGAACTCTGCTGCTCGTAAGATTCACCAACTTCGCAGCACTCGGCGATCCACTCGGCCAGCAGATCCATCTGGTTGCGGTACTGTTCTTTGGCCAGTCGCACACGTTCCGGGTGGACGATCCCCCCGGTCTTGTAACTGAGATACGCCCGAACGACCCTGGCCAGAACACCGGGGAGCTCTTTGTCGAGCTTGTCGCCGAGGTTGCGGTCGATCTGAACGGTCTTGTCCGTCTCGAAATTTCGCTCGAACGGCACCAGGACGATGCGCCGCCAGATGCCGTGGTCAGTGCCCCTGACGAGCGGCTTGTGGTTGGTGGGCATCACGATCGTCCACGTGGGCTCGATCTCGACGCTGTTCTTGGCGTTGATACCGCGCGCCGTGATCGTGTCGCCGCCGGTCATGGCCTTGATGGCACCCTCCCGGAGTTCGCCGCCCTCGTCCGGCTCGTTCACGATGACCAGGCGGGCGCCACGCAGGCGCAGCAGGTCCTCGCGAGGCCCCCCGGCATTGCCACCACCTTTGCCAGGCTCGGTGATGAACGTCGATGCGTCTGCGGTCTTGGCATACTGCCCAAAAACCTTACGCATAATTGTCATCAGGGTCGATTTGCCGTTCGCGCCAAGGCCATGCAATATGACCATGAGTGACAGCACCGGACGCCCAGATAATGCGTACCCGAGTATCAGCATGAAATACTCAGCCATTTCGGCGTCGCCACTGAATATCTGCAGCAGTGTCCGATCAAAGGTCGGGCATTGCGCCTCAGGGTGATATTCGCAACCCGCGAGCATCGTCACACGCAGGTTCGGGTCAGGCGGCAGCAACTCCCCGGTCGACAAACGCAAAACGCCGTTTCGCACCCCGACGAGGTCCAAGTCGCTGTCCAAGGCACGGGCGGGCACCATGACCCGCGGATCGCTGGAGGCGAGCTTCACCATGTTTGCCACCATGCTGGCGTGCTGCGAGATAGCGCAGAAGCGGAAGAACTCGCTGGCGTCGTTGCTGTGCATCTCGGCCTCGCGCGGCAGCGCCCGGATCGTCTCCTTGGCGAGGTGCTCGACTGCCTGTGGCACGCACTCGGCCCAGTGGATGGTCGTCCAGCTGTACCACTTGCCGAGCTCGGGCACGAACATCAGCCCCACGCCGAACTTGTCGAGCATGCGCTCGGCGTTGCCGAACTCGGTGAGCTGGCGCACGCCCGGCGCAACGGCCTGCTGGGCAGCCTTCGTCACTGGAGTGAGCAGGGTGCGCAACTCGGCCGCGGGCAAACGTGTGCCCCCCGATAGCTCCCGGAACTTCGCCTGGAACAGCCCCAGCACCTCGGCGCGCCCGGGCCCGTCGTCAGGCATCAGGGACTTCAGCCGCTTCGCGATGCCCACCGTCAGGTCGACCGTGTCCTGGGCCTGGCCGAGTAGCTTGCGGACCTCGGCGAGCGTCTCGCGCTGCCCGTCCAGTGCAGCATCCTCGCGCGCCTGGTTGGCGACCTTGATGACCCACTTCATCGTGGTCGGGCTGTCGCTGCACCGGCCGAACGTCTCCCACTTGTAGCGCTCGTCCTTCTCGCTCAGGGTGCGCTTCTTGGTGGACAGCGCGCCCCACTCGCGCCACAGGGCATAGGCTGGCTCGCTGCCTTCGAACTCGTGGTGGAGCGCCATGCCCACGCGCACCCAGTGGTCGTAGTCGACCCCCTCCCCGGTGTTGTCGTGGGCAAAGATGTGCTCGCGCGCCTGCTCGATCGTCAGGCCCAGGCCTGGCGACAGCCCGGCCAGCGTGCCGGACTGCCCCCGGCTGCCGAGATCTGCGCCGGCGGCCTGCACCTCGATGCCCGGCGTGCTGCGCACCACCCGGTCGACCTCGGCCAGCAGTGCGCTGACTTGCCGCTCGGTGATCTCGCTGAGGTCGTCGGCACGCATGTGCTCGAGGCCCCCGAACACGTCGGTCCACTCGTACGGGCGGCCCGTGTCGGGGTGGATGTGGTAGGCCACGAACTGCTGGCCGGCGCACAGCACCTCGACCCGCTGCAGGTTGGCCTTGCCGTCGGGCTTGATGGGGTCCAGCGGGTCGATGAACGAGGTGCTGGTGCCCTTGGTCCAGGCCGATGAGTCGGCGCGGTAGGCCAGCAGCACGCGCGGGGCGTTGCCCACTCGCTCGGCGGCCAGGCCCAGGTTCTCCTGGCACCACGCGATGAGGTGCGGGCCGATCACGGGGTGGCTGATGTCGATGTCGATACCCACCACCGGTGTGGCGCCCTGCCCGCACAGCACGCCCACGCCGTGCCCGGGCCACTGGCCCAGGTCGGACGCGGTGATGCGCGCGGACTGCCAGCCGGACAGCGCCGGGCGTTTGGCCCCCGGGATGATGGGGACGATCAGGTAGCCATTGGCCAGCAGCGCGCGGCCGGCGTCGCGGAAATAGTCGGTCATATCGCTTTTGCTAAATCAGTCGGCGAAGCCATCGTCCTCTTGCAGCACGACGCGATCGGGCCAGCCGACCTGCTGTGCCGCGGCCTTCGCCCCATTTGCGTCGGGCGCCTCGACCAGCAAGAAGTCGTCGCCCAGCTCGCGGGGCGCAGCCCCCTCGGTGATCAGTTGCACAGTGCCGTCGCGCCAGGCCCGCCACCAGGTGCCGATGAGCAACTGCGGCTCGCCCTTGAGCGTGGGGTCGGGTGCGGAGAGGATGGGGGCGTTGGGGTCGTAGATCACGCTGGCACCCCGCTCGGCACGCCGTTGGCAATCCACAGGGCGGTCGACTCGTCGCGGGCCCGCACCAGCATGTAGTCGTCGCTCATCCAGCTGTGGGCCGGACCATCCTCGACAGCCTGCACGGTGCCGTCAGGCCACACGCGCCACTGCGGCCACTGGTATGCGAACAGCTTGGCGGCCGCCCGGTCGAAGGTCAGGAATGGGGCGTTGGGATCAGACATGGGATTGCTCCTTGGGTGCGGCGCGCGAGGCGCGTTTGGCGAGGACCATCTGGCACTCGGCGCAGACCATCAGCCGGTGGAAGGGTTTGGCGCCTGCCGCAGGCTTGGCCTGGTGGCAGACCATGCAGTCGACCGCGGTGTTCGGGCGCAGGTCGGCCAGGGTTCGGGTGTCGGACTTACCCACGGCTCGGCCCATAGACACGGGTCTTCCACTGCGCAGTGCGCTTTGGCCTCGCCGGCACGTCGAAGGTCAACAGCACCTTGATGTCGCCGCGGCTGACCTCTTGCAGGTCGAGCCGCCCCAGCACCGACTCGCCCATGCCCAGGCGCGATGGGCCGAGCACCTCGCGACCTGGCTGTTCGAGCGAGCTCTTCAGGGCGTGGAAAGCATCGGCAGAGCGCTGGGCTGCCGCCCTCAAGCGGATCAGTGCCTCCTCGGTGTCCTTGGCATTTTCGATGGCCCGCTTGAGCACCTCGATGTCGATGTATTCCATTCACTTCTCCTCAGTGCGCAGCGCACACATCGTGGCCAGCTGGCGCATCGTCACCACCGGTGAGCCGTGTCGCAGGTGCATCTCCTGCGATGCCGTCTCGATGCGCAGCGCGAGTTGCGAGCTGGGGTTGGGCCGGTGGCAGCCGGCGATCTGGTACAGCGACCCGGTGGTCGTGCCGGCCAACGTGGCCAGGGTCTCGCGCTGCTCGGGGGTGAGAGCGCGCAGCAGGTCCAGGAGTGGGGTGGTCATTTGTAGAACTGCAGTTGCATGCCGATCCAGGCCATGACGGGGGCCGCCATGCTGTTGCCCAGAGCCTTGTAGCGAACCCCGTCGGCGGCTGGCTTGAAGTGGTGCCATGCTCCGGCGTCGTCCTGCACGGACACGCCACCTTCGACTGGTCCACTTTGTTCGTTACCGAACGGGATCGCGGTGTAATCGTCGGGGAAGCCTTGCAGGCGCTCGCACTCGCGAGGGGTGAGCCGGCGCACTCGCGAGGGGTGATGCACGCCGATCGTGTAGCCGTTTGTGTCGAGTGGCCCGGTAGCTTCACCGTAGACGCAAACCCCGTTCTGCCTGGCGTCGAAAGCCATCACCCCGATCGTCCCGCCGTCGGTCATGAGCGGACCGGTCACGTCACCGTAAACGCAGACGTCGGACTGGCGGGCGTCGAAGGCGAGCGCTCCCAGGCCCTTGTTGACACGACTTTGCTCGCAAGTCAGCGTCCCGAACACGTCGATCGGGCCGCTGGTGTTGCCGCCGCCATAGGCAACCAGCAGCGTCGTGTCTTTTGCGCTACCGGATCTTGCCCCGTGCGCTGGGGTTCCGTTTGCAGACCCGCTGGTTAGAGTTGCTGCAATTTCCGGCGCCCAGTTGGTCAGCAGGAGCGTCTCGTTCTTGGCGTCTCCGCGCCTGACGGTCGCCAGTGCACCAGCAACTTCAAGCTCCCGGACCTCGTTGCGCTGGTTCTCGGCAAACGCAGTCAGCGGGATATCGTCGTAGCTGTAGCCACCGTTTCCTCGAGCGCCGCCTGCAAGTGTGCCGGCAACGTCTTGCCCCGGAACAGCGCGCGTCGGAGGATCCCCTCGCATGCTTTCGGGCTCAAGAAGTAGTGGGGGGCGATTGGCCCAGTCTCCAAAATCTGCGAGAGCGAACACGCGACGGCGTCGCTGCGCCACTCCGAACCATTGCGCGTCCAGCACAGACCATTCGAGCATTCCAAGGTCGCCAACCGCGCAGCCTTGAGTGCCCCAGCCGTTTTTGGGGACTGCAAGGTCGTCGAGTCCTGCCATTTCGCCAACCACGCAAGCAAAGTCGGCCCCCGCGTTGGAGCTGAAGGCGCCGGGCACGTTCTCCCAGAGGGCGAAGCGGCAGCCGTTGTATTGCCGGGCCCATCTGACGATGTCCATGGCGGTGTGGAAGAGTCCAGATCGAGCACCTGCAAGTCCTTTGCGGTTGCCGGCCAGGGAGAGGTCCTGGCACGGGCTGCCGAACACCACGAGATCGATGGGTCCGAGGGCGGCGATGTCGAGCCACGTGAGCTTCGTGACGTCGCCGAGGTTGAGGGTGGTGGGGTAGTGGTGGGCCAGCATTGCGCACGGGAACGGTTCGATCTCCGCAACTGCAACGCACTCCCAGCCGAGGTCACCCCATGCGACGGTGGCGGCTTCGATGCCGCTGAAGAGAGACAGGTAGCGCATGTCGCACATGCTACCCGAATTTCGTAATCGCTAAACGCTATCGAACCTGCAACAATATGTGTAAAAAATACGCTACGTGCGCTGAAGAACACATTGACAAACGCCGACAACAAATCACACTAAGCAATGACGAAACGAACCCCCGCAGATGAGTGGAGTCCGATCATGGAAATGGGCGAAATTCGCAGGAAGAACCTGCGCGAAGTGGTGTCGGCCCGCGGCGGCCCGACCAGTGCTGCCAGGCTGCTTGGATATGCCAACGGCGCGTTCCTGGTGCAGATGTGCGGCCCCAACCCGACTCGCCCGGTCACCGAGAAGACCGCGCGGGCCATCGAGCGCACCCTTGGCCTGAAGACCGGCTACCTAGACCAACTCCACACAGACGAGCCGGTCATCAAGGTAAGCGCGGATCTCGTGCACAAAGTCGCACACATGGTCCAGAGTGTCCAGTCTGAGTTACAGGTTACGTTGCCGCCCGGTAAATTCGCCGACGTGGTAACCCTGGTCTACGACAACGCGAAAGCGACAGGGGAGCCACAAAGGGACTTTGTCGCAACACTCATACGGCCGGGCCCGGCGCCGCGCGGGCCGTCGTCTCTCGCGCACTACCGGGACCACCCTGAGCAGTGGCGTGAGGCTGGTCTGATGAGTTCGACTGGACGTCTCGTATGCCTGGATGCACCCAGCGGCGTGCGCGAACAGTTCCTCGAATGCCTGCCGTTGAGGGCGGGCTTGGTGATCCACGATGGCGATTGAACTCATCACGAACGACGCAGACGACCTGCTGTCGGTCTACATCGACCGCAGCAACCCCGCCGCCCCGGTCTTCTTTTCCTGGGACGACGGCAACGACCAGCCGACGCCCTTCCAGACCGCCGATATGCCCACCGACGACACGCAGGCCTGGCTCATGGTCGAGCGCTACGCCAGCGGCTGCTGAGGATCATCATGACCACCTACAACTACCAGGCTATCAACGCCACCCGCCAGCACGCCCAGGCGCGTGCTGAGATCCAGCGATCCAGTGAGATCGCGCGCATGGCCAACGAACTGCAGAAGCAAGGCCTGACGCGCACCGAGGCGCTGCGCCTGCTCGACCAGGTCGTGCCTCATCCGCCTGTTCGCTAAATTTTGCTTGCATTGCATTTCGCGTTTGCTATAGTGAAGCTTCACACCGGCGCCGCCGGACCTTCAACTTGATGCGAAATGCCATGAGCCTCGAACAAGCCCTGCAAGACTGCACGTCTGCCATCCACCAACTCATCGCCGCCCTCGGCGCCCAGACCGGCGTCGCCGAGGTGCGTGCCGCCGGCGCGCCGCAGCCGACCGTCGTGCGCGACGACAACGCCTACTTCCACGACGCCGCCCACAAGGTCGTCTACTGCATCGGCCCGACCGAGTCGCTGGGCACCCGCAGCACCCTCCCCCGCATCACGCGCGACGAGTTCGTGGCCCTCAAGGCCGAGTACGAAGCGCTGACTGCCGCGGCCATTGCCGCTGCCAGCAAGGCGGGCCCTACCGGTGCCGCGACCGGCGCGGCAACCCCGGCGGCTACATCTACGCCTGCGACGTCCCATACTGACGTGGGAAACGCGGCTGGCGGGACGGCGACCCAAGGCGCGGCCGCGACCCCCGCTGGTTCCACTGCTGCCGCCACGGCCGCCGCGACTGCGACGACTGCCGAGCCCGTGACCTGGGACAAGCACGTGCTGCCGGCGCTGCAGGCCTTGGCCAAAAAGCCGGGTGACGGTGGCGCTGCCCTGAAGGGTCTGCTTGCTGCCGAGGGTGTCGCGATGGTGCCGCCGCTCAAGGCAAAGTACGTCGCCGACTACGCCCCGCTGCTGGCCAAGATCAACGCCGCGCAGGTGGCCTGATGTTGGGCCGCAGCTCAGGGCTGCTGGGGTTGAGCCTCCTGGCAGCTGCAGCGAATCTCCAGGCTCACATGCCCGGCATGAAGACCCGTGCGCGCCACGCCGCGTCGGGCAGCCGGCCCGTGCCGCGCAAGAAGTCGTGGTACTTGCGATCGCCCGACCACACCTGGCACGACCCGGCGCGCGTCGCCGCGGCCCAGGCCAAGCGTGAGCGCAAGGCTGCCAAGTGCGCCTCGGATCGCCTGCGCACGGTCGATGCCTACAAGACACACCGCGCCGCCACGGTGGCCTCCAAGCCCATCGGTGATCGCAACGCCTACGAGGTGCACTGATGGCATACCACGCAAAACGCAGCCCCAGCGGCGCGAAGCGCTGGTCGACCTGCACTGCCAGCATTGCCGAGGAAGCGGGCCGCAAGGACACCGCAGGCAGCGCCGCCGAGTGGGGCACCGCTGCGCACCTGCTCAGCGAGACGTGCCTGATCGACGAGTTCGGCATGACCAACCCGGTCGACTTCCTCGGCCAGGTTGTCATCGGCTGGATCCACCCCGAGAGCAGCTGCCGCGGCGAGAGCATTCACACGCTCGACGGCGACCTTGAGCTCGGCCAGGAGGTGCTCTGGTCGGTGCCGATCGACGACGAGTTGGTCGAGTGCGCCACCAAGTACGTGGACTTCGTGCGCGACCTGGTGTCGACCACCGATGGTCGGCTGCACGTCGAAGTCCAGGTGCCCATCGATCACATCACCGGTGAGGAAGGTGCCACCGGCACCAGCGACGCCGTGATCGATGCGCCCAGCGAGACGATCGTGGGCGACCTCAAGGGTGGCATGCTCAAGGTCGACGCCTGGGAGCTTGGCGAGCCCGATCTGTTCAGCGGCGAACCGACGTTCAAGCCCAACCCGCAGTTGGCCATGTATGCCGACGGCGCCCTGACCAAGTTGCGGCCGGACCTGCTGACCATGCCCGACCATCCAGTGCGCCTGATCATCGTCCAGCCGCGGCTGAACCACATCAGCGAGCACCGGCTGACCGTCGGCCAGCTGCTGGAAGCTACCGATGCGCTGCGCCAGGCGTCGATGGAGGTCGACCTCAACCCGACCTACCGGCCCAGCGAGGATGCCTGCCGGTTCTGCAAGGCCAACGGCGACTGCAAGGGGCAGCGCGACGCCTTGCTGGAGGGTTTCACCGTCCCCGGTGAGACGCCCGGCCAGGTCGAGATGAAGCCGATCCCCGAGGGCGGGGAAGAGTTGGCCAAGTTCTACGAGTTGGTGCCGCTGCTCATGACTGCCGCCAAGGGCTGCGAGAAGCGGGTGCGCCAGCGGCTCGAGAGCGGCCAGCCGGTGGGCGGCTACTTCCTGGGCAAGGGCAAGATGGGCCAGCGCGCCTGGAACGACCCGCTGGCAGCCGAGGAGCTCGCAACAAAGACCTTCCGGCTCAAGCAGGACGAGGCATACAACCGCGAGTTCAAGAGCCCGGCCCAGATGGAAGCGGTGCTCAAGGAGCAGCCCAAGCGCTGGAAGAAGATGGAGTTGCTGATCACCCAGAAACAGGGCGCGCCCACGATCGAGCCCCCGGGTTCGAAGCGCGAGAAGCACGTGGCCACGGCATCTGCCGAGGGCTTCGTTGCGGCGGCCGGCGAGCCGGTGTCGTCCTCACAAGACGACACAGGTTTCGCTTCGGCCTGACATTTCGCATTCGCTAATTTTTTGCTATAGTGAATGCACAACGACCCGGCGTCTTCCGGGACTTCACCCTCCCATCCACATCACTGGAACGCAAATGAGCTCGAGCAAAGTCATTTTCATGAACGACGTCCGTCTGGCCTGGTCCGATCTGTTCGTCAAGGCCGAGGACGGCAAGGACGATAAGACCGGCAAGGTCATCCCCGGCAAGTACGGTTGCACCTGCATCTTCGACCCGAAGTCCGAGGCCGGCAAGCTGGCCCAGGCCACGTTCGTCGAGGTCGCCAAGGGCGAGTTCGGCCCCAACTTCATGGCGATCATCGACGCGATCGACGCCAAGAAGAAGTGCATCCGCAACGGCAACCACAAGCTCGACGACGACGGCAACGTGGTCGAGGGTTACAAGGACATGCTGTACATCGCGGCCAAGAACCAGGCCAAGCCGAAGGTGGTCGACCAGTTCCTCAAGGACCTGACCGACGACGGGACGGTCTACCGCGGCTGCTACATCAACCTGAAGGTGGAGATCTCGGCCTACACGTCGAAGATCGCCGAAGTCGGCCGCTGCATCTCGGCCAAGGTGCTGGCTGTCCAGTTCGCCCGCAACGGTGAGGCCTTCGGCGCCGCGCCGCCCAGCGCCGACGGTTTCGCGGCCGCCAGCGCGCCCACCCTGGCCGACATGGACGCCAGCACCGCGTCGCTGTTCGGCTGATCTCCACGGGCCTTCGGGCCCTACGACACGCCATGAAATACCCCATCCAGACCGTCAAGCCGCCCGAGCCGCCGAGCCGAAACGTCGGCCGCCGGCCGAAGTACCCATTCGCCGAGCTCAAGGCCGGCAAGTGCTTCTTCGTGCCGCTGTCCGACTTCGACCAGCCGGTCAACGCCGCAGTCAACCTGCGCGCGGCGGCTGGCGCCTGGAAGCGGCGCACAGGGTCGAAGCTGAACCTGCGCGTCGCCGCGACCAAGGACCCCAACGGCGTGCCGTCGGTCGGGGTGTGGGCCTACGAACCTGTCACCGGAGACGCAAGTGCCTGAGCTCATCCAGATCAGCAAAGAACAACTGCTGGCCGCACTGGCCGCGTGGGAGCGTGAATCCCGCGACGGCAACTGGCAGCCTGCCGACCCCGCACTGAGCCCCGAGCAAGTGGCCGACACATCCGTCGACTACCTGTGGGACAAGCTCAAGACTCACTGAACGTGGAGCGGGGGTCCGACCCTTTCGCCTGGGTTTGCCACCCGGGATTCGCCTCTTCTGCGCGCTCGACCTGTCCCGCGAAATTCACAGCAGGTTGAGCAACTAGCGCACCAACCACCGTCGGCCCGTAAGTAGGAAGGTGGGAAGTTGAGGAACGGCAGGGTCCGGTGGCTCCAACCACCGGACCATCAAGTCTGCTGGCATAGACGGCGCGCTGGCTCACAGTCGCAATCTGGCGAGCGTGTTCGAGACAGGGGCCTTCTATGCCCTTGCCAGCAGACTTGATGGTGTAGCTCAGTGGCAGAGCGCCGGGCATGGGTTGTTGAGTCGACCTGCTCGCCCGCTGTCGCCGGTTCGATTCCGGCCACCATCGCCCAACAAGGAACTCCAAAGTGCTGCCCACGCTCGTGCTCGACACCGAGTGCTACGTCAACTATTACCTTGTCGCGTTCCGCGCAGTCGAGACTGACAGGGTGGTCGCATTCGAGGCCCATGACGAGCGAGCACTGGACATCGCCGACCGCGCCAAGATCAAGCAGATCCTGGCTGGCTACAAGGTGGTCACGTTCAACGGCAAGGGGTACGACGCCGTCGTCATGGCGCTGGCGCTGAGAGGCGGCAATACGCGGGCCCTGAAGGCACTCAGCGACGCCGTGATCGTCGGCAAGCTCAAGCCCTGGGACGTCGAGCGCGAGTACCACCTGCCGCAGCTGGAGTTCGACCACATCGACCTGATGGAAGTGGCGCCGGGCCAGGGCAACCTGAAGACCTACGCCGCGCGCATGCACAGCAAGCGTCTCCAGGACCTGCCGATCGCCCCCAACGCGGTGCTCACGCCCGACGAGAAGGCCGCCACGCGCGACTACTGCATCAACAGCGACTGCGTGGCCACGATCGACCTCTACAACAAGCTGCGCCCGCAGATTGAACTGCGCGAGCAGATGTCGGCCGAGTACGGTGTCGACCTGCGCAGCAAGTCGGACGCCCAGGTGGCCGAGGCAGTCATCAAGGAGATGATCACCCGGCGCGCTGGCTTCGTGCCCAAGAAGCCTCACGTGCCGGCCGGCAGCGTGTTTCGCTACACGCCTCCCGACTGGTTGCAGTACCGCAGCCAGGCGCTGCGAGACATCCTGGCCACCGCGGCCGCCGCCGACTTCGTGGTTGACGACACCGGCTACGTGATCATGCCTCCCGCGCTGGACGAGTTGGCCGTGCCGATCGGCGCCGGCGTGTACCGCATGGGCATGGGCGGCCTGCACAGCAGCGAGCAGTGCGTGGCCCACGTGGCCGACGAGGACACCCTGCTCATCGACCGCGACGTGCGCAGTTACTACCCCGAGATCATCCTCGGGGAGGGTCTTGAGCCTGCCCATCTCAGGGGCCACTTCCTACCGGTCTACCGCACGATCGTCCAGCGGCGCCTGGCAGCGAAAGACGCCGGAAACAAGGTGGTCGCCGACTCGCTGAAGATCACGATCAACGGGTCGTTCGGCAAGCTGGGCAACAAGTACTCGGCGCTCTACTCGCCGGACCTGATGATCCAGGTGACGCTCACGGGCCAGCTCGCGCTGCTCATGCTCATCGAGGCCTTCGACGCCATCGGCATCGAGGTCGTCCAGGCCAACACCGACGGCATCGTCAGCAAGCTGCCCAAGCACCTCTACGACGACATGCTGCGGGTGATCAGCTGGTGGGAGTTGGCCACCGGGTTCGAGACCGAGGAGACCCGCTACCGGGCCCTGTACTCGCGCGACGTCAACACCTACCTGGCGATCAAGGACGGGAAGGGTGGCACCAAGACCAAGGGCCCGCTGTCGCCCACCGGCCTGCAGAAGAACCCCGACAACGTCATCTGCACCGAGGCGGTGTGCGCGTTCCTCGAGCACGGCACGCCGATCGCCAAGACCGTCTACGAGTGCGACGATGTGCGCAAGTTCATCACGGTGCGAGCCGTGAAGGGCGGTGGCGTCATCGGCGGCACCAGGGTGCTGCTACCCCCTCCGCTGACACCCACCGGGCGCGTGTCGAAGAAGGCAGGCAAGTTCAGCCACCACGAGGGCGCCACCTACCTGGGCAAGACCGTGCGCTGGGTTCGCAGCATGTTCAGCGACCAAGACATCCGCTACCTGGCCAGTGGCAACAAAGTTCCCGACAGCGATTGCTGCATGCCGCTGATGACGCTACCCGACGAGGTGCCGTTCGAGCTCGATCGCGAGTGGTATGTCACAGAGTCTTACAAGATCCTGCGCGACATCGGCGTTGCGTGCTGAATTTTTTGTCGCATAATTTAGCTAATGCGAAGCGAGAAACAAATGCGAAACGTAATGATTGACCTTGAGACACTGGGCCACGAGCGCAAGAGCGTGATCCTCAGTGTCGGCGCCGTCGAGTTCGACCTGCAGACCGGCGAGCTGGGCCGCCGCTTCTACAAAGTCATCCACGCCGGCAGTGCCCAGGTGCTCGGTCTGACCATCAATGCCAGCACCGTGCTGTGGTGGATGAAGCAGAGCGCCGAGGCTCGCTTCGAAGTCTGCCAGGGCGGCCTGCCGATCCGCGAGGTGCTCGCCGACTTCGCAGCCTGGCTGCCCGCGGACCCCTGCCCGTGGGGCAACAGCGCCTCGTTCGACGTCGGGATGATGGAAGACGCCTACCGGGCGGCCGGCATGCCTGTGCCGTGGAAATGGTGGGGCGAGCGCTGCTACCGCACTGTCAAGAACCTTTACCCGCACGTACCGCTGCCCGAGGCAACCGGCACGCACCACAACGCACTGGACGACGCCGTCTTCCAGGCCACTCACCTGATCGCAATCGCAAGGAGCAGACAAAAATGAACACACTCGGCATCTCGGTCGTCAGCCTCACAGTATTTCTCTGCGTGCTCGCCATGTGCGTGGCCTGGTTCCTCGACCGCGAGCAGCAGCGTCGGCACGACTGGCACAAGGAATACCTGGGGCTGCCCTACCCGGGCGACGAGGTCGACGACGAGCCGGAGACGGCGCAACTGTCGACCAGCGGTGACCCCAAGGACCCGCAGCAATCATGAGCATGCAGCACGCCGCGCGCATCGTGGCAGCCATGCTGCGCGCCGACAAACCGCAATCCCTGGCTGAGGTCACCGAGAGTGCCAAGGTCGACATTGCGACCGCTCGGAGCTTCCTGCGGGCAGGTGTCGACCTCGGGGTCGTCTATAGCCCCGGTGTCGGCGTGATCGTCGGCCAAGGGCGCCGGCCGCAGTTGTTCGTACTCGAGAGGTCGACGCCATTCGAGCACGAACACATCGAGGCTGCGGAATCGAGGAAGGCCATGCGGAGCAGCGTCAAGAAGTTGCGCGAGCAAGGCAAGACGATCACACAGATCGAGGCTGCTCTCGGGCTCCCCTCGGCCACCGTCAGTCGGGCACTCAAGGCAGAGCAGTCATGAACCCTCGCGTACAACAGACCATGCTCGATGTCGAGCACCTGCTCATCGAGCAGATCGGCCCACGCTTTGTGCAAGGTGCCCACATCACGCTGATCGTGCGCATCCCAGGCAAGCCCGAGGCCGGCGTGATGCTGACCACCGACACGCGCGACGAGGTGGTCAAGGAAGTCAACCTGCGCTTCGACCAGGCCGACATGCAAGACGCGGTGCGGGGGTGAACCATGCGGGAGAGTGAGATCGAGCGCTACCTGGTGCAGCGCGCCCGCACGCTCGGCGGCGTGGCCTACAAGTTCGTGTCGCCGGGTCGAGTCGGAGTGCCCGACCGCATCGTCGTCATGCCCGACCGGCTCATGTTCGTCGAGCTCAAGGCGCCCGGCAAGAAGCCCGAGCCGCACCAGCTCCGCGAGCACCAGCGCCTGCGCAGCATGGGGCAGTCGGTCTACGTCGTCGACTCGATCGCCGCGGTTGACGAGTTGCTGCCATGAGCGTCGCCTACGGACGCAACGTCGACCTCATCCTGGCGATTCTGAAGGATGCCGGCAAGATGGGGTCGACCGACCTACAGGTCGAGTGTGGACTCGACCGCAAAACCTTCAGCAAGACGATGCGCACGCTGGTGCTGAAGTCCGAGGAGTTCGGCCAGCGGGCACACATCATCGGCTGGGATCGTGAGCCCGATGGCAACGGCATGAGGTGCTACCCGCGCCCGACCTACAAGTTCGGCCCGGGCAAGAACGTGCCGCGGCCGCCGCGCGACGACCACCGCACAAAGCGCGAGTGGTGGGCCAGGCAGAAGGAGCGACTGCTGGCCGCCAACCCGTTTGTCAAGCACAGCTCGACGTTGATGCGTCGCAACTGGAAACCCAAGAAGGAGCGCGAATGCCACACCCCCACGACCCCCTGATCCGCGCCTACCTTGACGGCAAGCCCGTCCAGTTCCTCGATGGCAACGAATGGCGCGACATCGAGCCGGCCGACAGCATCAAGAAGATGCCCCACTTCTATCGCGACGGCGAGTACCGGCTCAAGCCGCAGGTCATCCGCTACCGCGTGTATGTGACCAACGGCTGCGTCGGCGTGATCCAGACCCTGGAGCAGGAGCGCAAGCTCCCCGCACATGTCCGGTGGCTCACCGAGTGGCAGGAGGTGGTGCTTTGAACTGGCTCATCTGCGCGTCCATCGCTTTCGCAATTGCAATACCCTGGTGACACACATGAACCCAAAACTTCGCACCTACCTACTGTCATGGCTGACAGTGATTGTCCAGGCCTGGCTCACCTACCTGTGGTGCGTCAAGGGCATGGACAACGCCGGCATGGTGATGCAGTGCCTGGCCGCACTGCAGTTGCTGCTTGCTGTATCGGCACTCATCGCGGTGTCCGCAAAGGGCGCCCACCCGAGCGAGCCCGACCTGCGCGTCCTGTACGCACGCCGAGTCGTGCTGCTCGGTTGTGCGTTGTCGATGGCCCTCTACGGCCACCACTGGACAGCCCTCGTGTCCTTCACTGGGCTGTTCCTCATCTGGTTTCACAAACATCTTTCCGAGGAGGCCTACCGTGGCAACCAAGCGCACTGACACCCGACCTGACCAGGATCCGATCGCACGCCCGCGGCTCGGCGTCTTCCGGCTGCACGACGACGCCGTCGTCCCCCAGTACCAGACGCCCGGCGCGGCCGCCTTCGACCTGCACGCCATCGCGACGATCTCGGTGGCCGAGGGTCGGTCCAACGAGGTGGGCACAGGCCTGGCCTTCGACATCCCGCAAGGCTGGGTGCTGCTGGTGTTCAGCCGCAGCGGCCACGGGTTCAAGAACGGCGTGCGCCTGGCCAACTGTGTCGGCGTGATCGACAGCGACTACACCGGCGAGGTGCGCGTGCGTCTGCACAACGACAGCCGCGACCCGTTCATCGTCAAGAAGGGTGACCGCATCGCCCAGGCCATGCTGGTGCAGGCCCCGCAGGTCGACATCGTCGAGGTGGAGACCCTCAAGCAAACGGCGCGTGGCGCCAACGGGCTGGGGAGCACTGGGGCATGAGCTTCCTCGAGATCTTCGGCGCCGTGCACGTCGCCATCTACGTGCTCATCGCAGCGGCGTGGTCGCTCGGCTACGTTGAATTCGGAACTATCGACAAGGAGTGAACTGTGTTCAAGAACCTCACCATCTTCAGCATCAAGGGCTTCGTTGCCCAACCACCCGGGCCCGACATGGCATTCGAGCCGTGTGGCCCCACGCAGCAGACCAGCATCGGCTGGGTGCCGCCGCGGCCGGACGAGTTCGGCATGGCGCCGCTCATCGAGATCGTCAACGGCCAGGTGATCCTCACGGTCAGGATCGAGAAGCGGGTGGTGCCGGGCGCCACGCTCAAGGCCGAGGTGGACCGCAAGTGCAAGGCCTACTTCGACGACACCGGTAGCAAGGCCGGCAAGCGGCTGAAGACCGACTACAAGGAAGCGGCGCTGCTCGAACTGCTGCCGCGCGCATTCCCGAAGGCGACCAACATCCCGGTGTGGATCCGACCTGACCAGGTGATAGTCGGCTCGACGTCCAGTGGCGCCGTCGATGCGGTGATGACCCTGCTGGCCCAGTCCTACGAGGGTGTGGAGCTGCGCCTGCTCAACACGGTCATGTCACCGGCCAAGCTCATGTCGGTCTGGCTGCACGACGGATCGCCCGACTACGAAGAGTTCAGCATCGACCGCGCGTGCCAGCTCGACGACCCCAGCGAGATGCGCAGCACCGTGCGCTACGCCCGCGCCCCGCTCGACACCGAGGAGGTCAAGGCCCACATCCGCCAAGGCATGGTCGCCAGCTCGCTGGCACTGACCTGGCGGGACCGCGTGTCGTTCAAGCTCACCGACGCCATGCAGATCAAGGGCATCGACTTCCTCGACGTCGTCATGGAAGGGCGCGACGCCGATGCCGACGCCTTCGATGCCGATGTGGCGATTGCGACCGGCGAATTGGTGCAACTGATCGACGACCTGATCAACGCACTGGACGGGGTGCAGTCGTGATGCTCGCCCGCCTGCAGATGCGCCAGGCCAGTCGGCGCCTGTGGCGCAACACGATGAACCGGTGCGACTGCAGCGGGTATCACTTCCCTCATCGCAAGACGGGCGGCGCGTGCCTCGCAGGGGCCCGCTGCGACCTCTATCTGGCACTCAGGCAGGGTGTGCCCCAGGCCGAGGCCGAGGCGCTGCTGTGGGCCCACCAACTCGAGAGACTGCCGCCCCCATGATCCAGATTTTCAACATGGACTGCCTGCTGGCTATGTCCTGCTTCCTGGAAGACAACTCGGTCGACGCGATCGTCACCGACCCACCCTACGGCTTGACGCAGGCCAGGCCCGGTGGCAGGTCTCCCGCCACCGAAGGCGCCGTGATGAAGGGGTTCATGGGCCTCGCGTGGGACAGCGGCGTGCCGAGCGTCGACATCTGGCGCGAGTGCCTGCGCGTGTTGAAGCCGGGAGGCCACCTGCTGTGCTTTGCCGGCACACGCACTCAGCACCGCATGGCGGTGAACATCGAAGACGCCGGGTTCGAGATCCGCGACATGATCGCGTGGGTCTACGGATCGGGGTTCCCGAAGTCGCTGGATGTGTCGAAGGCCATCGACAAGGCGGCTGGCGCGGAGCGCGAGTTCACCTCGGTCGGTAACGCTGTTGCGAGAATGATCCCAGGCGCTGACCAAGCCGCCACCGGGTCATGGATCAAGGACAACGGTCGTGACTACCAGCCCGGCGTATCAAAGCCCGCCACCGACGCTGCCCGCCAGTGGCAAGGCTGGGGCACCGCGCTGAAGCCGGCGCTGGAACCGATCACCGTGGCGCGCAAGCCGCTGGTTGGCACCGTGGCGGCCAACGTGCTGGAGCATGGGACGGGTGCGCTCAACATCGACGGGTGCAGGGTGGCCATGTCGCAGGAAGACCGCGAGTTCATCCTGAAGACCGCGCGGCCGAACAGCGCGGGAAAGGTGCACATCGGTGACGTGATGAACCGCCCGGCGGCGCCGACTGTGAACGTGCACGACGCCGGCCGCTGGCCCGCCAACCTCATCCACGACGGCAGCGACGAGGTGTTGCACGTATTCCCGCAAGCTCAAGGCCAACAGGGCAAAACGGGAAAGCGCACACAAGGTGTGACCTACAACGCCGTGAACGAGGGTGAGGCCGGGATCGAGCCGCGCGGTGACGCCGGCAGCGCAGCACGCTTCTTCTACTGCCCCAAGGCCAGCAAGAGTGACCGCGGCGCGGAGAACACCCACCCGACCGTGAAGCCTACCAACCTGATGCGCTACCTGTGCCGCCTTGTCACGCCACCGGGCGGCGTGGTGCTCGATCCGTTCATGGGCTCGGGTAGCACCGGCAAGGCGGCATTACTGGAAGGCTTCAAGTTCATCGGCTGCGAGCTGTCCGAAGACTATGTCGCCATTGCACGGGCGAGGCTCGACCTGTGACCCGCGCCAAGCCGCGCCCGTACCAGGACCTCATCCGCGACTTCGGCATCGACCGGCTGTTCGCCAGCCGCGGCCGCTGCCGCATGAACGTGTTCGCCAGCCCAGGCACTGGCAAGACGATGGCCAGCTACATGCTGTTCGACCAGTTGCGCGACCTGGGTGCCGCTCGCCGGGCCATCGTGTTCGCGCCGAAGCGGGTGGCCCTGACCACCTGGCCGGACGAGCGCGAGAAGTGGCTCGAGTCCTTCGGCCACTTGCGTGTCGCAGCTGCGATCGGCACGGCCGAGGAGCGGCTGGCCGCGCTGCATAGCCGGCCCGACATCCTGACGATCAACTACGACAACATCGAGTGGCTCGTCGAGACCCTGGGTGACTCGTGGGACTTCGACACGGTGTTCCCCGACGAGGCCTCGCGCCTCAAGGGCATGCGCGTGTCGCTGCAGACATCGTCGCTGGGCAAGGAGTTCATCAACGGCCAGGGGTCGAAGCGCGCCAAGCTCCTGGCCAAGGTGGCCCACAAGAAGGTGGCCAACTGGATCAACCTCACCGGCTCGCCAGCTCCGAATGGGCTGCAGGACGTGTGGGCGCTGCAGTGGTTCATCGACGGTGGCGAGAGCCTGGGTAGGTCGTTCACCGACTTTGAGCACCGCTACTTCTACCGCGACTACACCGGCAACAAGCTCATCCCCCACGATTGGGCCCAGAAGCGGATCGAAGACGCACTGCGCCCCACCACGATCACCATCGACGCCCGCGACTGGTTCGACATCAAGGAACCCATCGAGACCGTCATCCGGGTGGACCTGCCGCCTAAGGCGCGCAAGCACTACCTGGAGATGGAGAAGGACCTGTTCACCCACATCGAGGACTTCGACGTCGAGGTGTTCCACCCGGCGGCCAAGGGCAACAAGTGCCTGCAGATCGGTAGCGGCGCCATGATCGTGGACGACACCGGCAAGTGGGTGCCCGTGCACGACGAGAAGCTCGACGCTCTCGAGTCCATCGTCACCGAGATGAACGGCGCGCCGCTGCTCGTGGCATACCAGTTCGTCAGCGAGCGCGAGCGCATCCTCAAGCGCTTCAAGCAGGCGGTGGCACTGGACAACAAGCCCAGCACCGTGCACCGGTTCCAGCGCGGCGAGATCCCCATGCTGGTGGTGCACCCGGCCAGCGCCGGCCACGGGCTGGACCTGCAGCACAACTGCTGGGCCATGGTCGACTTCAGCAGCGGCTGGAACCTGGAGTACGACGAGCAGGTGATCGAGCGCATCGGGCCCACCCGCCAGGCACAGATCGGCCGCACCGACCGCGCCGTGCTGCGCTACCGCATCGTGGCGCGCGACACCCTCGAGGACAACGTCGTGCTGCCCGTCGTGCAGCGCAAGGCCGACGTGCAGGATGCACTAAAAAATGCGATGAAAAATCGCAGATAGTGGTTGCGTGCTGCATGCGTTTAGCTTAGGATTTCGCTAACGCTAAACGAGGAAATGCAGCAATGAATGCCGAGACCGGCGCCTCATCGCCGATGTGTCTGAAGCACCCCAGTCGCCCTGCGAAAGCGCGCGGGATGTGCAACAGCTGCTATGTCGGAAACCGATACGCGACGAACCCCGCCCACAAGGCGGCGGCAGACACCAGGGCGCGCGAGTGGCGGCATGCAAATCCGGAGCGCGCCAGGGCGATCAAGGAGAAATCGCGAGCCAAGACGTGCCCAGTGAAGAAGCGCGATCGGGCTCTCCGCAAGAAGTACGGCATCACGGTGAGCGACTACGAGCAAATGCTCGCTGAGCAAGGGGGCGTGTGCGCGATCTGTCAAAAGCCAGCCGCCCAAGGGAAATTGCTGCACGTCGACCACTGCCATTCAACAGGCCTTGTTCGAGGTCTCCTGTGCCACCAGTGCAACTGGTACTTGGGCAAGGTCGACGCCGACGCCGGCCTGCTCAGCCGACTCATCAACTACGTGAAGGACGACCAATGACTGACAAGCAGAGCAACCCCAAGGACGTCATTGGCGTGCGCAAGACCCCGATGTCATGCCTCCCATGGCGCGTGCTGTGGCACGTAGGCCTGGCCATGCTCGAGGGTGCTTTGAAATATGGCCGTTTCAACTATCGGGCCGCCGGCACGCGCGCCAGCGTGTATTTCGATGCGGTGGTGTCCAGGCACATCGGCCCCTGGTGGGAAGGCCAGGACATCGACCCCGACAGCGGCAAGCACCACCTCGACAAGGCCATCGCCGCCCTCATGGTGCTGCGCGACTCGATGCTGCAGGGCAACTGGGTCGACGACCGGCCGCCGCGCGGCCTGGCCGACGGTGACCTCGAGGCACTCAACGCCGAGGCCGCTGCGCTGATCGACCGCTACGCCGATCGCGACCCCCGCCACTTCACCATCAAGGACGACCTGTGAGCCAGAGCCGCCTGAGCAGTTTCTACGAGGCCTGCCTGAACATCCTCATCGGGTTCAGCATCAACTTCGTGGCCAACCTGCTGATCTTCCCCCACTTCGGCTGGAGCATCACGCTCAGCGACAACTTCCTGATCGGGTGCATCTACACGGTCATCTCGCTGGTGCGCAGCTACGTCATCAGGCGCTGGTTCAACGCCCGCCTGCACGCCGCGGCGGAAAGGCTCGCAGCATGAACCGCTACGCCAAGTTCGAACCGTCGCACGCCGCGCGCCAGCGCGAGAAGCACGAGCCGATGTCGACAGTGGCCGAGCTGGCCGAGGAGTTCGGCACCAGCGTGAACAACCTGGCCAAGCTGATCACCGACCGGCCGGGCGCGCCGGCGCCGCTGAAGACCGGTCGCATGACCTACTACCCCCGCCGCTCGATGCGCGCGTGGTACTTCGGGAGCAAAGCATGAACAACGAAATGATCGCGGCGATGGCCTACAGCATGCTGTGGATCTACGAGCGCTGGACCTACTGGTGGAGGACCGGGCAATGAGCAGTCCCCGCAAGGCCAACCCGAAGGTCGACCTGGGGCCTGACGTCAGGCTGCGCATCACCAACGCCGAGGGTGCTGCGTGCTGGCACCAGAGTTTCAGCGGCAACTACCACTACGTCGCATCCATCGACGCCCCCTGGTCCGCAACCAAGTTCAAGGGTCCCGGCAAGGCGTCGGCCAAGAGCGCCCTGTGCAAACGTGGCTACACAGTCGAGGAAGTACCAGCATGACCAGCACACAGGCACTCGCCCAGGCGCTGGAGAGCGTGCTGCGGCCCACCACCGTCATCGTCCAGCCTGACCGCTACGTGACGATCCCCTTGGCGGCCACGATGACCGGCCTGACTGCAAAGGCCATCCAACGCAAGATCGAGAGCGGCGCCTGGGCCGAGGGTCTGGAGTACCGGCGCTGCCCAGACGGCACGCTGCGTGTCGACATGGAAGGCTATCGCCGGTGGGTGGAGAGATCATGAGCCTCGCACAATGGTTCCGCCGCCGGCCGCATCGCGACTGGCACGAAGTCACCACCATCCAGACCGACTACGGCGGCCTGGCCCCTGCGCGCCCGACTATGGTCCGCTCAGTGCGAGACTTCGCCGGCCGCCACGTCGAGCCGCTGGCCTGTGCCGTGGCGTTTGCAGTGTCAATTGTCGTCGTGTGGCGCAACTGGTGACATTGTGAGCCTCATCCACTACATCAGGCCCAGGACGAAGCAGCGCATCCTGGCGGGCCAGGTGCCCAACTGGATCAGCCGAGACCGCCGCGCGCAGCGCATCCTGCGCGTCTGCCTGTCGACCCCACTCTGGCTGCGACCCGCCGAGTTAAGAGGTCTGCAGGAACTGGCGATATGGCAGACAGAGATGACCGGCGTGCAGCACGTGCTCGACCACATCATCCCCGTGAACCACCCGCGTGTGTCGGGGCTCACGGTCCCCTGGAACCTGCAGGTCGTGCCGTGGCGCGTGAACGCTGCCAAGGGCAACACGTGGGATCCGGATCAACTTGAACTGGAGTTCCAATGAGAGTGGCCGAACGATTCGAGGACATGAGCCCTCGAGGCAGGCTGCGGGTGCTGCAGCAGGACGACGGCGACATGATCGTCTGCGTCATTGAGGACCCAAACAGCAGCACAAGAGGCGAGATGACGTCCGTCGAGTTCTGCACCAGCGGCGGCAAGAGCCCGAAAACCCGTGAGGCATTGCTGGCGCTGATGTTGGCGATGGCCGAGGAAAACGCCGCTAGGCCGCATTGCCATCGGCGCGGGGAGATTGGTATGGGGGTCGAGCCATCATGAAAGTCGGCGTAGAACCCCGCGAGAAGTCGATTCGCTTCCGCTACACCATCGACGGTGTGGTCTATCGCAAGACCCTGCAGATCAAGCCCACGCCGGCCAACCTCAAATACGCCGCACGCACGGCTGGCCAGATCGAGAAAGCGATCAAGGCCGGCACGTTCAACGTGCGCGAGTATTTCCCCGACGACGACAGCGACCCCGAGTCGTTCGGCCAGGTGGCCAAGCAGTGGCTGGCTGCCCGCGGGCAGTTGGCCTCGGCCACGCTGAGCCAGTATGCCAACGCCCTGAAGGTCTGGGAGCAGATCCTCGGCGCCGACACGAAGATGACCAAACTCACCTACCAGGTGCTGTCGGCCAAGATCGGCGGCCACCCGTGGGCATCGGGCAAGCTGGCCAACAACTACTTGATCGTGCTGCGCGGTGTGATGGCTCACCACTACGCCGGCGCGCGAGCTGGCGAGAACCCGATGGTCGGCATCGAGAACATGACGGTCGTGAAGAAATTGCCCGACCCGCTGACTGCCGACGAGCGCGACCGCGTCCTCGACGGCATGCGCAAGCGCTACGACGTCAGGGTCTGGGCCTACTTCCTGTTTGCTTTCTTCACCGGCATGCGGCCGGAGGAGATCATCGCGCTGCAGTGGGGCGACATCGACTTCAACAGCCGCCAGGCCCGGGTGCAGCGGGTGCGCACCTTCAGGGGTCAGGAGCGCGACGGCAGCAAGACACACCAGGAGCGCGACGTCGACTTGGTCGAGCAGGCCATGGTCGCCCTGGCGGCGATGAAACCGCTGACCAGCATGAAGTCGGTCTACATCTTCGAATCACCCGTCACCGGCCAGCCGTGGCACGACGAGCGCAGCCAGCGCGACACCTTCTGGGCACCCATGCTACGTATCCTTGGGATCCGCCAGCGGCGCGCCTACGCCACCCGCCACACGTTCGCCACGGTCGCCCTGATGGGTGGTGTCAAGCCACCCTACATCGCGCGCCAGCTGGGCCACGCCACGACCGAGATGCTGTTCAAGGTCTATGCGAAATGGATCGACGGCGCCGACGGTGGTCAGGAGCGGCGCCGCATGGAAGAGGCAATGCGCGAAAAAAGTCTTGTCGCAAACGCTAAATAAGGCGTATAGTTATTCCATCAACAAACGGAGTAACAAATGCGAAAGGAAGCGCGAGAAGTCTTCGTCGCAGACGACGGCACCGAGTTCGACTCGCAGGCTGCATGCGAGGAGCACGAGAGGGTTGCGCTGATCGCGGCGCACCTCAGGGCGGGAATCACTTACTGGGATGAGGTTGGGCCCGAAGAGGTCGTGCGTGTTCTGCTCAAGGACTACGACATCACCTGGAGGGATCAGTGATGCGCTACAGCACCCCATACCGCGGAACGGCCGGCGGCCGCACTCGCGAGAATGACGACGACACCAGCCGCACGATGACCGCCCGGTTCGCAGGCACGTGCGCCGACACCGGCGCTGCCATCGCGCCGGGCGACACCATCCAGTACGACCGGCGCACGAAGCGCACGATCCTGCTGAAGAAGGCTGCCGGCTACGTGTCCGACGTCATCGAGACGTCGGGTGGCACGTTCTATCGCAACAAGGCCGGTCGCTGCGAGGATGCCCCTTGCTGCGGCTGCTGCACGATCTGAGAGGCGCACATGCAAGTCATCATCAACAAGGTCCCCAAGCTGTGCAGCGTGCCTGTCGGCTCGGCAGTGCGCCTGCATCGAGACGACGGCAGCGCTCCCGGGGATGGCGACCCCGTGTACATCGTGTGCGCGTTCAACCAGCCCGGCAAGCGGGCCGCCAGGCCGCTGGTGACCCAGGGTCTGTACGACGACGAGCGACCGCTGTTCCTGGTCGACCTGGCTACCGGCTCGGCAATCCCGATGCCGAACCTGTCGAAGCGGGTCCAGGTGCTCAAGGATGCGTCCATCACTCTGGTCGAGGAGGTCTGGTGAGCACCATCGCATTCAATTGGAGCGCCGGCAAGCCGCCTGCGCCCGACGTCTACACCACCCGGCGCAACCAGTCCAAGTACCTGACGAAGCGCTACTGGGACGGCAACGCCTGGTTCGAGGTCGGATTCGGCAGCCGCCGCGGCGGCATCCCGTTCACCTGGCCGAAGAAAACCGGCACGCCCATGTCGAAGTGGGAGCGCGAGGCCAACAAGGCCGGCAAGCTCACGCTGCGCCGCATCAGCAAGCTGCAGGGTGTCATCGAGTGGGGTGATCCCTACAGGGTGTTCAACGAGCGCGAGGTGCTGGCCTATCTGGTCAAGGCCTGCGTGCTGCCGGCCGACTGGCGCACCTGCTACCAGGATCAGATCAACAACTACTTGATCGTGCTGCGCGGTGTGATGGCTCACCACTACGACGACGCACGAGGCCTGCGCCCATGAGCCGCGGCACCATCACCAGGGTGGCCATGCAGGTCGAGATCGACGGCAAGGTGTTCGCAGTGGCGCTGCCGCTCGAACGACTGCTGATGCTCGTCCAGTTGGCCGAGTCGCTCAGCGACAACGGCAAGTTGCCGGTGCACGAGATGCCCGGGGCGGCCTTTTCGGAGATGAAACCTTGAAGACGAACGCAGAACACGCCGCGCGCCTGCGCGAGCTGGTCACGTGGGTGCCATCGCACCTTGCGCCCCACCTGGTCGCGGCTGCCGAGGCGCTGGAGCGACCCATCCTGGTCACGCCCGAGATGGTCGCCGCCGGCCGCGAAGCGCTGGGTGACTGTGTCGGCAGTTGCGGCGAGGCCAGCCCGCCCGACGACTGCAGCATCCGCGATTGCATCGAAGCCGCGCTGGCGGCGAAACCCTGAAGACCAACCCGAAGGACATGAAATGATCACTGCACTGGACATCCCGCCTCAAGTCATCGAAGCCGCTCAACTGCTCACCCGCTGGGCAGCCGAGAACAACATCCAACACTGGGCCATCGGCGGCGTGGCCAACCGGGAGTTCAACCCGGTCAAAGCCACCACGCAAGAGCAGTTGCTCGCGACCTCGCTCGGCCAGGCGCTGGTCAACCAGATCGATGGCTTGCAGGCCGGCGCGCCGGCCGGCTTGCGGAGCCGTGCGGATGCCTACGACCGCTTGGCACTGGCTGCGAGCCGTAGCCCGTGCTTCATGCTGGGCGACGACTGGCTCGAAAAGGTCGAGCAGTGGATGGACGGCGACGCATCACCATCGGCCATGAGCACGGTCGATCTCCGCGCCTTGGCCAATTTTCTTTCCTCCGAAGCGGCTCACGTGTTTTCCGTAGGCCCGTTCCAGGTGAACGACATCATCGAGTGGTTCAAGAGCTCGATCCTGGCCGCCGCCGACCGGGCGGATGCTTCCCCGAAATTTCCCCAGACATCCAAATCCGACTCGTCTTCATAGTACGAATTTGGTAGGCGCGATTGGACTCGAACCAACTTGAGCACACCCGCTAGGGGGACTCACGGGGCACAGAGAGCCGATCGCATCCCCTGTAATCCCCAGATTTCCCCGAGAAATTCCCCCTCGGGGAAGGAGTTCGCATGGAACACGACCGCTACCACCCGTCCGACCTGACAGGCGGAATGACCGACTGCCAGCCGCCGGCCGCCCCCAAGTTCATCCAAACCCTCGACGCCTGGGCCGCCTGGCACCTGCGCACCCGCGGCCAGTTCGTCGACCCGAAGCGTATACCGACTGGCGAACTGCGCGAGGATTTCATTGGATTCCGCCGCGGCGCCATGCTGCAGGATCCGAAATTCGACCCGATCACGGCGTACGTCGCAGGCCGGCGTTGGCGCGAGTCCGGCTGCCCCCTGGTGGTCGAACCCGACGAGTGGCGCCAGTGGTACGAAGAGGCCATGTGTGCGTCCAACGAGGCGGGGTTCGCCGGCATGTCGGCTGCGCAGACGATCCGCGAGTTGGCGAAGGAGCAGGCCGCACCCATGGCGCCTGCCGAACATCCCCCCGTAGAGCTTGCTATCAGTGGCCGCCCAGATATAAGAAACCACGCGCTCACCGGGGTGCTGGACGCTGTTTGTGAGCGCCACATCCGGGCGCTGCAAGAGGCGTGGCGACGTCTGGCCGCACCCGTGGCGCCTGCCACGGACGTGCGTCGAATCCTGCTCGACGTGGTTCCAGGCTACGACGGTGAAGGCCTGGAGGTCTACGCGACGTCTGTCAACGACGTGGAGGCGTTGCTCACAAAGCAGGCCGAACGCATCGAGGAACTGGAGAGCAAGCTGGCCGCACACGTGGCGCCTGCACTGGTGCCGCTGAATCTGCAGCAGATTGAGGAGATGGCTATACAAGAGCAATTCCTCCTTGTCTGCGACGACATCGAAGCGCTGACAGAAATCGTCCGAGCCATCGAAGCCGCCCACGGGATCAAGCCATGAGCCGCCTACCCGCCTCCACCCTCCTGGTCGCGGCCACGTGCGCCCAGGCCGGCACCATCACGTTCCCAGCGCATGTTGGCTACAAGCCCGAGCGCTGGGCCCCCACCTACGGCAACCGGGTCAAGGTCTGCCCACTGCCCACCGAGGTGGCGGCATGCGCCCGTGGCGAAGGGTGGCAGGACCCCGATGAGGTCAGCCCGATACCTGGGTACTGGCTGCGCCACACGATCGTGCGCAAAGACGGCGCTCTGGTGCTGTTCTTCTGCCTCAACGGCACCAAGTGCCGGGGAGATGACTGATGGGCACCGTCCGCGCCTGGCTCGTCGAGGCAATCCCGGGTCGCATACCTGCCGAGGCAGTGTTCCTCGATCGCGAGCGCGCCGTGGCATTCGCGGCAAAGTGGGGCGGCCGAGTCGTGCCGCTGAAGGACTGACATGGACGCATCCTACTGGCAGGCGCTGGCCGAGCGGCGCGGCGTCGAGATCAGGCTACTCAAGGCCGAACTGGACGCCCAGCGAGAGTCGATGATCCAGATGTCAATTCGACGTCATCTGCAGGAACCGGCGCCCGTCGAGGCTGGTCCTGCAGAAGTAGCTGCGCAGGCCGGTGTAGCCTCCGTAGCTGTTCTTGGCGTTGGCGCGTAACACCCACACCAGCGCCGGCACGGTGCGACCGTCCAGGTCGACGACGCTTGTCTGCACCGAGCCACCCTCCACTTTCCAGTCCGTCTGCACGGTGTCGGGATCCTTCAGCGAGGCGCGAAACGCCGTGCGGCACACATCCTCGGCCACCTGGCGATCGGCCGCCGGCGCAGTCGCGCGGATCTCGAGCCGCTGGCCGCCGTCGCACGGCGTGGCTTGATACGAGCTGCCACACCGGTATACCTCGGCACTGGCCAGGGTGGGGATGACGAGAAGTAGTGCGGCGTATTTCATACGCGAAAATTTACTCTTTCGCGGGCGTCTCGGCAACCTTGCTGGACAAGGCCTTGCCGAGATCGTTGGCCAGTTGGCGACTTCCTGGCGAGCTGCCGAAGAAGAAGCCGTTGGCCTGCGCAGCATTGCTCATGAGCCACTGGACGACGGCGCCCACCACGCTGCCCAGCATGGCCGCGATACCCGGGTCGATGTCGATCTTGCCGCGGCTGCCGATGATCGAGAAGCAGCCCCACAGCACGCCGGCCACGGTGATGTAGCTGAACAGGTTTATCAGGTAGCCCAGCACCAGGACACCCACGTTGTGGGCGTGAGCCCGGCGTGCGTGCTCGGCGTCGCTCACAGGTTGCTGTTCATCGCTCATGCATCACTCCAGTCAGGGATGGGTACGGTCTGCCCTGCCAGTGCGTGAGTGCAGTCGCCCAGGAACTGCATCTGCCCGGCAACCACAAAGCTGTGACACACGGCTGGCGGCGCACCGTCACGCCCGGCGTCGGGTCCGTCGTATCTCACCAGCACGCTCGGTGTAAACGTCGGCCGCACAACGTCACCATTCCATCCCCAGCGAGGCCCGGCGCCGGCCCCATGAGCAATCTGGTGTGCCGACTGGCACCCCGGGCACCGCCACATCAAGCGGCCCCCTTCTACGTTGCGCAGGATCGGTGAAAGCCGCCCCATGTCACACCTCGATTTCGACAACGGTCAGCGACGGCGCGGTGCCCTCGATGACACTATCCCGGAAGAACACCGACGCGCCGACACTGGCCGTGCCGCGCACCACCACCGAGCCGCCGCCAGGCAGCGTGACGACGGATGTGCCGCCGCCGGTGCTCGCGACCACGCCGACCTGCAGCGGCCGCTTCGGCAGCATGTTGATCAGCCGGGTGAATGGGTTGGTACTCATGGGTGGGTCTCCACTTTCAGGGTCTGCCAGACCTCGGGGTAGCCGACGTCGACCGAGGTGGCGCGCACGATACCGATGCGGGTGGTCGCGCCGTCCACATAGCGCACGGTGTCGCCAGGGACGATGATCCCGGTCTCCTCGAGGATCGGCAGGCGCAGCGTGACCAGCGCCTGGTTGCCGGTGTCGGCCAGGATGGTCGTGCCGCGCTGGCGCGCCGCGTCGGCATGCGTGATCAAGGGGTCGGTCACCATCGGCGCAACGAAGCCGCCGTCGGTGCCGGCGCGCGTGACCTGGCCGTTGATCCCGTCTGCGGTGGTGCCGCTGACGAACACGCGGTTGTAGGCCGGCTTGGTCACCCACTCGATGCCTTCGCGCTGCACGACAGTCGCCGGCAACTCGTAGTCGGGTGTCATCGTGCCCCAGTCCCAGGGCGCGACTGGGTAGCGGTGCAGGATGCGCACCACCTGCAGGGTGTTGTGGGGTTGCACGTAGCCGCCGGCGGCAGCTGCGATGGCGCGGATTGCATCCATGCGCACACCTTGCAAGCTCCACGTGCCCGCCGGCACCAGCCAGTCGGTGAGGTTCCACTCGACGTCCCAGGGCAGCGGCACGCCGTTGTCCAGGAGCGCATCGTTGGCCAGTTGCTGTGCGGTGCGGGCCGAAGGGTTCGTGTAGGACAGCACCGGCGAGTAGGGGGCGCCCAGCTCGGCAGCCCGGCCGCGACCACTGATGCGCAGCCAGTCGTTGGCGAACGTGCGCTCGCGCGAGATGGACTCGACCACCAGTCGGATCTGCACGCCGTTCACCGCGGCGAGCACCTCGGTGAGATCTGCGACCAGTTCGTATGCCGACATCGGCACGGCTGCGTTGAACCCCCACGTCCACGAGTCGGCGTCGAGCGACAGCGACATCGAGGTGGTCGGGATGAGCGCGTTGTCCGACACGCGGACCAGGGATGTTTCGTTGATCACGACGTACACCTGTTCAGTAGGGACGATCCAAGTGCCAGACGGATCTGGCGTTGGGCCAGGGGGCACCACCACGCCCCAGCCCGGCGCCAGCGGGCGGCTGAAGCGCACCCAGGGCACCCACTGGACGATGGCGGCGCCGCGGCTGGCCGGCGAGGGGGCGTGTGTGTCGGCGCCAAGCACGCCGCGCGAGGCACCCCATGGCACCAGGCGGGCGCGATCGGCGGGCAGCGCCTGCACCCAGGGGCCCGCCCAGGCGGCGAGCGGCGCCGGGCCAAAGCTGCCCCAGGGTGCGTGCACCTCTCGCGGGGCCATGCGCGAGCCACCCCACGGCAGACCGCTGGCCGGCTGCAGCGCCAAGCCGCGGTAGGCCCAGGCGGCAGTGCGGGCGCGGTCGGCCTTGGTGCCCACACCCCATGGCAGCCCCTTGGCCGCTTCGCGCGGTGTGCGTGGCGACCAGGCCGCGCGGCGGGCGCTTTCGCGCGTGGCGGTGGCCGGCATCACTGCACGCAAGCTGGACAGTTCGGGCTTGGATGCCGCCCAGGGCGCCCAGACCGCGCCACCGGTGACGCGCACGCGCGGCGGCGTGCTGTAGTTGAGCGCGATGGACGCGCCAGCCTGGCGCGAGCCCTGCGACCCGTAGCCGAGTTGGATGGACGAGCCTGACTGCGCGGGCATGTCAGTCAGCCACCAGCACGCTCAAAACGCGATTGGCCACCGGCGGCACCCAGTCGACGGCGTCGCTGCTCAGGTCGATCGGCACCACGTAGAACTCGTCGAGCGCGTAGCCGACCTCGATGTCGAACACTCCGGTGCCGGTGTCCACCTCGGCCACGAGGGCGCCGTTGCTGCGCTTGTGGGCCCGCACGCGGCGCGGCGACGTGACCAGCGCCCCACCGTCTCGCAGTTCGCCGTGCAACCGGTAGCGCGGGTGCAGGCCGGCGATCGAGCCATCCATCGGCAGCGTGGCCGACATGGTCGCCGTGCGGGCGTGCACGGCAGCGATCGAGCCGTCGAGAGCCAGCGTGGCTGCCAGGGTGCCGGTGAACGTCGGCAGCGTGAACGTGGCGGTGATGCTGCCGTCGATCGACAGCGTGGCCGCCAGGGTGCCCGACGGGTCGACGGCGCCACCGGTGGCCGACAGATCGAAGTCAGCCGCTGCGGAGCTCGGTGGCGTGTACGCGCCACCCGTCGACAGATCGAAGTCGGCCGCTGCGGAGCTCGGTGGCGTGTAGCTCATGACAGCAGCGGGGTGATTCGGTCGAGAATCTGCGCGTTCACCGCAGTCTCCGAACCGTCAGGCAACACCATGACTACGTGATGGTCGGAACTGACGACCGGCAAAACATATTCGCCAGTCGTTGCGTTGCTTACTGCCGTGGCGGCAAGAATCCCGCTGCTGCGAACATAGGCCCGCACGCTACGTGCTGCAAACGACCCGGCGGCATCTCTCACGGTTCCTGATATTTGATAGCCGTCGGAAATTGCCGCGAACCCTGCAGGTGCAGCCGTTTGAAATGTCGCGGGGGAAAACTTCGCAGTGAACGTGTGGTCCGTACTGTTGTTGTCGGCACCCGCCGCCGGCATCCAAGTTACCCCGGCCGTGAGGCCACTGGCGCTTGGCGAGGTGCCAGCCGCCGGATCACCACCACCCGCCCAGGCGCCGCCGTTCAGCCGTATCCATGCCTTGCCTGCGTCAGCATCGACGGCAAACCCAATGGTGTCCCCAGACGCGAAGCTGAATGGCGAAGAAAATCCAACGGTCGAACCATTTGCCCGCAAGCAGTATGCAGAAACCAGGTTTATATTGGTTACCGCGACGCTTGAAGGTATGAAGCCAACAAAGGCATCAAACGCACCGGCAGCGCTAACTGATATCTCAAAATAAAACTTGCCTGCCGACTTTCCTGATGTGGCTCGAATCGACGAAGACGACGACGTCGATTCTGTGGCGACAGTATCCCCACCAGAAAACGCCCAGACACCCGACGGCGATAGGTCGGTTGTGCTCCACGTGATAAGCGCCATCGATCAACCCCCGGGCATGGTCAGCGTGCCGCTCGTGGCCTGGATCGGGCCGCCGGCCACGATGGACAAGGTGTTGAGCTTGAAGAACCCCGTGCCGGCCGACACCGTGGCGTCGCCGTCCATCACGGCGGCGCCGGTGCTGTCGCGCAGGCGCACCCATGCGGCAGTACCGGTGGCATCGGCTGCGGTGTCTTGCGTGATGGCGCCGAACGTGATGACACCACCCGAGGTGCTGCCAGCCGGGTCGCTGAACGTCAGCGTGCCCAGCAGCACCTGATCGGTGATGGCTGTCGCCGGGCCAGCAGGCTGGGTGCCGGTGTAGACCTCCAGCGTGGCCGGGCCGCTGCCGGCATCGAGCGCGGCCAGGATTGCGTCGCCCATGGCGTTGCGCACGGCGGTGGTGAGTTTGATGACTGCCATGTTGATCCCTTATGCGTCCACGTCGCCGCGCAACTGGACATCGATCGAATCGCCGCTCAGCGTGGCGCCAGGCAGGATGGTGCGAACCATCCAGATAGGCGCCGCAGCGCCGGTGGTGTTGAAGCGCACGTTGTTGCCCACCGACCAACCCGAGCCCCAGCCGCTGGCGCGCACGATGAAGTACGGCAGCGAGGTCAGCGGGTTGACCGGGCTGCAGTCGGCGCCGGTGCTGCCCGTTCCGATCACGCCGCTGTTTTCGCCAATGACCTGGAAGGTGCTCGCGCCCGTGAACTGCAGCCGCCAGCGTTCGGAGATGGCACCGGCGTTGGTGACCTCCAGCGGATAGAGCACGTCGTTGTATTGCGCCGTGGCCTCGCCGCCGATAAGTGAGTCCGACCACTCGCCCGTCCACGTCCCCTGGTCGAACACGTTGGACACACGCGCAGCCAGGTCGCCGAACAGCAGAGCACTGGACACGTAGGTGCCCGTCGTGTCGTAGTCATGTGTGAGCGGCGAGGCGCTGGTGATCGTGCCGTCGATCTGGGTGTCTGCGGTGAGCAGCATGTCCTCGATGCGGTGCCTGGCGACCAGTGGCTGCGTGACACCAGTCAGCGTGAGGGGGTCGGCCATGGTGACCGTGCCAGTGTCGAGGTCGACCGTGTACTGAGCGGGGTCGACCCGCACGCCAGCCGCAGACACCAGCCACATGTCGGACAGCCCGGTGCGGCCAACTGTGTAAGACGCACCGGCGACGACCGGGTTCGTGAGCGTGACCGACTGCGTGTTGTGTATGACGGCCACGTCGCCCGGCCGGTAGATCGGCACTCGCCCATCGAGCGGAAGGCGGATCGGGTCCAGTCCGAGCAGCGAGGCGTCGAGCGCGACATTGCTGGTGACTACCGCGCTGTACCGCACTGTGCCGGGCAACACCACTTTGGCGAATGCGACAGACACAACGCCGACATCCTGCTGCACCAGACCGGTCACATCGTCGCCAGTCAGCACACCGCTGGAATCACTGGTAGCGCTCAGCGCCGTGCCATCCGCCGCCGTGGCCTGCACGAACAGCGAACCCACCCGAACAGGAGATCCTGCGGTGCGAAAGTCGACCGAAGACGTCACGTAGCCGGTCGTGCCAGTCAAACACGCAGCGACTGAGACGCTGCCGGCGCAGTCGTTTTGATAGACGTCGTTGAACGTGGCTCGCCCAGTGTTGTAGTCGACGGCACCGACTTCTGTGCCCGCCCCGCCGATGGCCAGGAACAATTTGCCATCGCGGTCGCTGTACTGGTTGGCGACGCCAGTGGTCGGGGCCCCAACGCGGAACACGACCGACCCCGGCAAGATTGCATTTGCACTGGTCAGCGTGAGGTCGACGAGGAACGGGGCCTGAGTGCGAGTGAATGTTTCGGTCGTTGGAGACGCAGCGGTCACGCCGCCTGTCGCGGTGATTTTGAAGTCGGCAGACACACCGTCAACACGAGCCATTTCGCCCGATACCGTCGTGTAGGTTGTCCCGGTCACGCGGTTGTATTTGCCGACATTGCCCGTTGCCATTGGCGCGCCGGAGAACGCGATTTCGCCAGTCGAGTAGTTGATTGAGCCGATCACGACACTTTCTGTCGTCGAGATGCTGGGGATGCTGGCGATGCCGTAGACAACGCCGCCGGGCGGTTGGGCGTGCGCCTGCGGGAAGATGATGTTCCCAGATCCGTCGTCGGTGGCATTGCCGTACACGGTGAAGGTCCCGCAGCCTTCAACCGGGACGCTGAACCTGAGATTGACGGCGAGTGATCGCGGCTGCACAGACTGCCCGAGCAATACTGTCGGCCCGACAACTCTGGTGACGGTTGTCGCCAGCGGCTCTACTCCACTGCTCGGCACCATCTGACTGTAGGTGACGCCCAATGTCGTACCACGATCAGGCAACAATCCCGGAAACGTGATGGTCAATAGGCCAGTCTCTTTGTTGAGCGCGCACGAAAAGTTTGAGTTGCTGGCCACGCCGGTCGAATCCAGCGACAGCGTCACTGGCGAGCCGGAGTAGATCAACGTGACATCGCAGGTCGCCGCAACGATCGGAAACGCTGCGAGCTGCGCCTCGAGCTGCACGCGCGGGCTGGCGTCGGCAATGTGGCTGGCGAATGTGCCCAGCGACCCCCACGAAAAGATGACCGAGCTGGCCACGTCGGGTAGTGCGCCCAGCGTGACGACAAGAGCCCCTGTCACGTAGTCGATGGTTCCGGTGCCGTCGGCGGCCGATCCGCCGGTGAGCGTGCCGGTGCCCGTTTCGTCGCGCAGCCTGTACCAGCGGCCAAGGGCGCGGAAATCGACCACCGTGGTGCCGCGTGATGGCACCGGGCTGAGCACCACGCTGAACACGCTACCGCGGTTGGCCAGTGTGATCTCGGTCGCTCGGGTGTATGCCGCCGCGGTGGCCGAAGGTGCGTGGGTGGCAGACACTGCCGCAGAGCCCGACGCGCCCAGGCTGGCAGTGAACGTGACCAGGCCGGCGTCGTAGTCGACAGCGCCGATGGGGTCGATGCCGCCGGTGCTCATGAGCAGGCCAGCGCCGTCGTCGAACAGCGGGTAGCCTGCGTTGGAGTTGGCGATCACCAGTGAGCGCGGGGCAATCGGGCCGGGAAACTGATAAGGCTGCGTTGGCCCGAACGCAGTGGTCGAATCGGTGAATGTGAGCCCGGTCGGGATGCGCGACGTCGCCTCGAAAACATTGGCGAGGCTGATCGGCACTTCGCGCTGCGTGGTGGGCGCGAGTGCTGCATAGATCGTCGGCAGCTTGATCGTCAGATCACCAGTCGACGCAGCCACCTGCAGCGGCTGCACACCGTAGTAGCGCGCGGCGTCTGCAACGCTGGTGATGCGGATCTTGCCCAAGCGCGCAGCCGCCGAACTGCGGGCCGGCGTGTCGGGGCCGCTGAATTCGTACAGCAGTGGGGTGGTGATGGCAAGCGTCAGCACGGTGTAGCTGTACGTACCCTTGTCGTCTTCGAACGTGGCGGCCGAGGCAGACACTGAGTCGATGCGGACGAACTGCTGCAGCAGCGTGTCGCCGTCGGCGCTTTCTTGCACCAGGGCGAACACTTCGCCGATGTCGGGCGGCACCTCGTCGTTGCGCTGGTAGGCCAGCACGGCTTTTGCCCCAACGGGTTGGCGGCCATAGAGCCGCATGCGCGACTCGGGCCCGGCCACGACGTAGGACTCGATGCGGTCTTGTGCCGCCGACCGCTGGTCGAAGTCGCTTCGGGTCGACATCAGCAGCGCACTGATGCGGCTGTTGTCCGGCGGGTCGGTGATGATGGCGTGCGCGCCGGCGTAGGTGTCGACGTTGGACGTGTTGATCGCCCCGTAGACCTTGCGCAGGTTGACGCGCCCGTAGACGCTGTCCAGGCGGCTCACTTTGGGGAAGATGTTGCCGGCCTGGCCATCGGGGATGACGTTGGCAGTGCGCCGGCCACCGCCATCGGTGGTGTCGGCCATGCGCTCGGACTCGATGAGTTTGATGTCGGCTGAGGTGATCGTCATTGTCAGACCTGCATGAGTCGCAAAGTGAGATGGAACCAGTCGCCGGACGCGACGTCTGCCTGGGCGAAGTGAACGACCGGTCGGGCCTCGACTGCTGTGCCGTCTTGGTGCCGGTAGGCCACCGTGTAATTGACCCCGCGCAGTGTGAGAGTCAGCGTCCGGCCGGCTGTCGCAGACCAATTTCGCAATTGCTCAATTGTCGCACGCGAGTGCCACGCCGAGTTGTCGTCTTGAGGCTCCAACGTGATTGGTCGGCCACCTGTGCGCACCGCACTGCTCACCACCAGGCCGCCAGTGATGGTGCGCTGGCTGGCCTGCTCAACGGGGTTCCAGTTGAACTCGTCCGACCACAACAGGTCGTCGGACAGCGTGATCGGCGTGGTGCCGTCTGTGATGATCATGGGCCGTTACTCCGGTTCGATGCTGATTCGAGCTCGCGCAGCATGGCAACGAGTGCATCACCATCCGCCGAGCTGGCCACGTTGACCTGAGCCTGCCGGCCGCCGATGTTGATGTTGACGGTGCGGGGCGCTGCTGGCGTCGTTTGAGTCTGTCGATTGGCAGCGGCCTTGTCGCGCGCCTCGATCTGGCGGATGCGCTCGGCGGCAGTCTGTGCCACCGCGAACATCTGGTTGAAGCTCTGCAACCCCTCGGCCGAGATCGCCCCAGCCCCAGCCCCAGCATTGATCTGCGAGTTCTGCTGCACCTGGTTCATCAGGCTGGCCACGAGTGCCGCATCATCAGCAGTCAGCGTGCCTTTGCGCAACTTCTCCTGCACAGTCTGGAAACCCGTTGCATCGACTGCATTCTGGCCGCTCAGGCGCTTCTCACGGTCTGCTGCCAGTTGTTCGTCGAGCGACAGCTTCGCCTTCCCAGCCGGCTGGGCTGCCAAGTTATTGCGGCGCTGCAGTGCATCGATCTCGGCTTCAATGGCACTGACTGCCGACGCACCGGCCTGCGCCTCGAGCAATTTGGCCTTTGCATTGCGCAGGCGAATGTCGAGCTCGGCAACCTTCTGAGGAGTGAGCAGACCCTGCTGCTCAAGGTCGGCCCGTATGGCGTTGACGAGGTCCACCTCGGCCTGGTACTCGGCCTGGGCAGCAGCGACTTTGGAGCGCACCGCGGCGATCTCAAGTTCCTTGACCTTCACCTTGGCCTGGATGGCGCCGACCTCATCGCCAGTGGCCTCGGCCACCTTCACTGCGGCCTGGGCCTCGGCCTGGGCTGCGCTGAGCTTGGCGCCCGAGATCGCCAGGTCGGCCCGCATGCTCTGCGCCTTGAGCTCCACACTGGCTCGCAGGTCATGGTAGGCGTCGGACAGCATGCGCGCAGCCTCAGCGCTGCGGACCTCAGCAGCAGTCACCTGGACCTGCGTGGCCAGGCCGAACTGCTGCTGCAGGCGCAGATCGTCCAGCGCCTGGCGCGTGGCCTGATATGCGTTGCGCAACTCACCCAGGCGGCCCGAGTTGTCCTTGATCGTCTCGATCTCGAGCCGGCGTTTCGTGAGCGTCAGGTCGAGCGACGCCGCCTCGTTGCGAGCCGACTCGACCTTGGCCTGGATGGACGCGACTTCCTGCTGCTGGGCGACCACCTGCCGCTGGCGCGCACCGGTGGCGTCGCCGTTGATGCGGATGTACTCCTCCATGGCGACCAGCTCGCGCTGCTGCGAGCCCAGGAGAGCCTCTTCGGCTTCGACCAAGGCCAGGGCAGCGGCTGCCTGTTTTCCGGCGGCTGCGACGGCCGCCTCGCGCTGCAGGACCTCATTGCCAGAGATCGCGGCCACCTGCAGCAAGGCGTCGCCCTCGAGCTTGGCGGCCTTGACGAGCTCGGTGCGCTGCGAGATGAGTTTCTCAGCAGCACCCTGCGTCAGCACGTAGCTGTTGCGCAACTGCGTCCACGAAGCAGCAGCAGTGGCACTGACCTCGCCGGCGGCCAGGGTGGCGTTGGCGCCGGCCACCTGGGCAGCGGTGGACGTCGTGACGGCAGCGGCCACTGCCTGGTGGGCCTGTGCCACCGAGGTGGCAGCCTGCACCTGCGTTGCAGCACTGGCCACTGCTCGGTTGGCGCCCTCCTCCATCACGACCGCAGTGCTGCGCACCGACACCGACGCCGAGTCGCTCGCCGTGCTGATGCCACTGATGCGCGCGGCCAGGTTGCCGAGCTTGTCGTCCGACTGCTTGTTGATGTCGTCCAGTGCTGCACCGAGGTTGGCGAAGTCGCGGTTGACGACTGCCGACACCACAGTGCCGATGGTCTGGCCGAGCACGGTGAAGCGCTCGCTGATCGCGGCCACGCCGAACAGGATGTACTGCAGGCTGGTGCCCAGGCCGCCGAGCACTGCGCCAATGGCCTTGCCGAAGGCCCCCTCGGCGAGCACCTGCACACCCTCGGTGATCGTGCCCAACAGCCGATTGAACTCGGCCCGCATGCCCTCGATCTTGCCGGCACCCTCGACGAAGGTCTTGTCCACGCCGCGCGAGAAGGCAGCGAAGAACTCCTCGTCGGCCAGCACCTTGCCAGTCTCGATCAACTTGGTCAGGTCGCCGGTGGTCAGGCCCAGGCCTTTCGCAGTCACCGACAGCACGGCAGGCAGCCGCTCGCCGAGTTGCTGCGAGAGCTCTTCCATCGAGACTTTGCCCTTGGCAGCCATCTGGCCCAGGGCACGCAGCGACGCCTCAGCGTCAGCACTGGACAGGCCCAGCACGCCGGCAGCCTTGGTGACGCTGGCGAACACTGCGTTGGTGGTCTGCAGCGACACGCCGGCCGACAGCAAGCTGGCGTTGAACCGGCTGAACGCACCCTGGATGTCGCCGACGGCAACGCCCGCCGAGTTGGCTGTCGAGCGCAGCGTCTCGATCTGGCTGCTGGCGGTCTCGGCACTGCCGGTGACGAGCGTCAGCACGCGGCGCATCGTCTCCAGTTCGTTGACCGCTTTGACGACGAACGAGCCAGCTTCGTAGACGCCGAATGCCGCCGACAGTTGCACCAGGCCAGAGCGGAAGGCACCCAGCGCCTTGGCGCCCAGCGTAGCCTTCGGCTCGACCCCGTCCATCTCGTTCTTGAGGTCCTGGACCTTCTTGCGCACCTTCTCGGTGGCTCGCTCCATCTCGGCACCGGACAGCGCTCCGGTCGAGCCGAGCAACTTCATCGCCGCTTCGATGCGGTTGATGTCGCCCTCGATCGCAGCGCGGTTGCGGATGCCCAGCGTCTTGAACGCGGCGTCAACTTCCTTGGTGGCTTCGACGAGGCGCTGCTCAGCAGCCACTGCCTCATCGGCCTTGGCCTGGATCTCGTCGAACAGCCGGGCGTAGTCGTTCTCGCGCACGATGCGCGCAGCCTGCGCGGCCGCAGCGGCGAACTCCTTCTGCGCCTTGGTCTCGGCCTCGGTCGCGGCGGCCACCGAGCGCTGAGCAGCCTCGAGCTCCTTCTGGGCCTGGATCGCATCCCGGGTGCTCACCTCAAGCTCGTCGAACAGGCGCGAGTAGTCGCTCTCGCGCACGACGCGCGCTGCCCGCTCGGCAGCCGCGGCGAACTCGTTCTGGGCCTTGGTCTCGGCATCGGTGGCAGCCTTGACCGACACGAGCGACGCCTCGTACGCACGCTGCTCATCCGCCAGCTCGCGCACACGCTGGGCCAGTCGGGCCTCGGCCTGGGCCAGGAGGTCGGTGTACTCGCTCTCTCGCACCAGGCGCGCCGCGGCGTCGGTCTGAGCTGCGGTGGCGCGGATGTCGGCGAGTTCGCGCTGGCTGGCGGCCAGTCGATCGGTCGCGAGTTTCAGTCGATCGGCGGCGGCCGATGTAGCACTGAGCTCGGCCACAAGGTCGGCCTGGGCCTGGGCCAGGTTGTCGGTGGCCACCCCCTGCTCGGCCAGTGCGACGCGACTCGACTCGAGCGTCTGGGTGCGAGCGCGCACGGCGTCGTCTGCCGCGCGAGAGGCCTTGACTGCGGCGTCGTACTGCGCGACCAGGCGCTTCTCTGCATCAGCAGCTGCCGCAGTGGCCGCGCCAGCGCTGGACAGCGCATCACGCTGGTCGCGAATGGCCGCCTTGGTGTCGAGGATGCCGAGGTTGAGCTCGCGCACCTTGCTCTTGTAGGCGTCGGTGTCCTTGCCGGCGGCGTCGTATTCGATCTTGAGCCGGGCCAATGCGTCGCGCTTCTCGACCAGCGCCCGCTGGCTGGCCTGCAGTTCGAGCCGGGCAGCCTCCTCGGTGGCGCGGTTCGACGCTGTCGTGGCGGCCAGTGCGTCGAGTTGCGTGCGCAGCGTGCCGGCGGCGCCGGCCGCCTCAGCCTGAGCAGCCTTGAGTTGGTCGACCTCGGCAACGAGCGCGGAGAGCGTGTTGACTGCCTTGATCTGCTGGCCGATGCGGTCGATCTCGCCGGCCAGGCGTTCGAACTCCGGAGCAGCGTCGCCGGCACCCTTGCCCAGGCCACGAATGCTTGTCGCAAGTTCGGCAACAGCCTTCTCACCGGCGGTCTTGACTGCGATCTCTAGATCGACGGTGCGCGTGTTGTCAGCCATGCGGATCTCTGTGCGGAATGAACAACGCCCCCGACAGTTCGCACTCTCGGGGGCGTAGGGCCGGGCGTGCGAGCCCGGTCAGGTCGTGCGGCTTACGCCGTGAGCAGGTCGACCGTGAAGGGTTCGGTGAAGCCCACCGGCGTCTTCAGGCGACCGGGCATCTCGACCTTGGCGAAATCGTTGCTCAGGAAGTCCAGCGCGCTGGCAGCCGAGATCACGGCTTCGTGCACGGTGACGATGCAGGGCAACTGGTCGGCCAGGTTCACGCCGTCGAACTTGAAGCGCGCACGCACCTCCGAGCTCGTGCCGCCGCTGATGCGGGTGCCGGCCACGCTGGCGTGGGAGAAGTCCACCAGCAGCGCCTGCGCCGCGGTGATGGCGCCGGTGGACAGCGCCTTGATCATGCCCAGGCGGGTGTTGACCACGTAGTCGGTGCCGGCGACGTAGGTCGTGGTGCCGGCCGAGTTGGTGACAACGACCGACGAGACGGCGGTCTTGCTGAGCTGCACCCACTTGTCGAGCGATGCCGTGACGGCTTCGTTGGAGACCGTGCCCGAGGCCTGCGTGAGGGCGGCACTGGTGCCGAGCAGAGCGATGGCCAGGGTTTCCTTGTTGACCTCGGTCAGCGTCGCGGTGAAGTCGGCCGGCTGGGCCAGCGACACCGACTCGATCACCTGACCGTAGGACGACTTGCCCTTGGAGACCTGCTCCTTGATTTCGGCGTTGGGCTTGATCTCGAATTTGTCGGCTTCGAACGGGCCGGCGTAATCGCCCCACACGCCAGATTCGTACCGGGCGATGTAGAGGTCGCCAGCGCCAAGAAAACCACGAGCAGCCATGTGCGATCTCCGAAAGGTTCAATGAGTCAAAGGGTCGATGCCGGGCAATGTATCGCGTTTGCGAAATGCGTTCCAGCGACGGCAGTTCGCCTACGGTGCAGTGAGGTTCTCGCTGAACTCGACGGCGATGCGGATGGCGGCAGCAATGGCTCCGGCCCCAGCGTCTCGCACGCCGATCGTGCGACCGCGGTAGTCGACGCTCGACACCGTGACGACGAACGGTGTGCCGAACACCGCACGCTTCAGGTCCTCGAGGATGAGGTGGGCCTTGTCGTTGGGGTGGTCGGCCGAGCATGCGTCATGCCCCTCGATCGCATAGACCTGGGCGAGCTTGACGTGCCGGCCATTGCGCCCAGACTTGTCGAGGACGACGTCTTCCAACTCGGCGATCACGACGCAGGGCACGCTCTGCGCCTCCAGGTCTCGCCGGCCGCGGAACACCCGCGCACCGATCTCGGTGTTGTAGCCGTTGGCCACTGAGATCGTGGCCAGGCGGGTCGACAGTTCGAGTGCGATGTCGGATGCGGTGGTCATAGTGCCTCGGTGATGTTCTTGGTGATCTCGGCAAACGTGTTGCGCTCGAGGTCATCGGCCACGGTGCGCAGGTAGTCCGGCTGGTTCAACGCGTGGCGGAAGAGTTGGTAGACCGACGGGCCATAGGCTGCGACGACGTTGCCAGCTGCGGTGCGCTTCATCGTGATGTCCTGGCCACGCTTCGTGTGCACCAGGAACGCATAGGAGATCGGCTTGGGCGCCCCCTTGAGCACCTCGACCTGCAGGCCCGCAGCCTTCTTGTTCACCTGGACACCAAGGTTGGGCCGACCGCGGCGCAGCACCCAGTCGCCCTTCAGGTAGTTGGGCCCGATGCGCTTGCCGGTCGACCTGATGAACTCGTTGGTCCAACTCACGTCCTTGACCTGGAACTTGGCCTTGTACGTGGTCAACAGCGTGCTCTTGATCGGAGAACTGATCTTCGCCACCGGCGCTGAGGCATCGGTGGCCTCGGTCAGCGTGAGCCGGTCCTCGACGTAGGCATCGGTCAGGTTGATGCCCGAGAGGATGCGACCCTTGCCGGCCTCGCGCGCCTGGCGCGCCGTCTTGTTGACCGCTGGCACCGTGCCGGCGAGCAGGCGCCCGGCCGACAGCGTGGTGAGCCTGTCGGCCAGGGTGTCGGTGCTCAACGTGTCCACCGTGACAGCGAACGAGGTGCGGGCCATGTCAGTCGGGCAGCAGCACGAACTTGGCCACGTAGCCGTTGTCGGTGTAGGCGGGCCCGTCCAGTGTGTAGCTCTTCGTCGCGGTGAAGTTGCCGTCGAGGTCGAAGGTGCCGATGGCCAGAGTGTCACCAGCTCGCGGCGCCAGGCTCGACGGGATCGTGGCCACACTGCGCGTGTAGGCGACGTCACCCTCGCCCTGCGCCACCTCGACGCCGTGCTGCACGGGGATCTTGTGTCGGGCCCCATGGAACAACGCCTCCTCACCCAGATGAGCGAGGAGGCGCGTATGGAGCCGCTCGAAAGCGGCCACCGACATGGCTTAGATCGAGCGCTTGACGATCGCCGCCGGGCGGGTGCACAGGTGCAGCGGGTTGCTCTGCGCCTCGAGCTCGATGCCCTTGCCGCCTTCCTTGGCCCACTGCTTGGCGTAGTAGGGCAGGCCGATTGTGTTGACGGTTTCCATGTAGTCGGCCGGGCCGAAGTAGGACACGAACAGGTCGGGCACCCCCTCGGGGATGGCGTAGGCTTCGCCGTCCGCGATGAAGTCGATCGCACCCACCTTGCCGCGGTATTCCTCGAACCACTGGCCACAGAACCAGAAGCCGCCGCCGCCGCCGAAGTCACGCTGCGACGTGCGGAGGAACTCACCGGACTGCCAGCGGTCGTAGGCGGCCTCGACAGCCGGGTGCGTGGTCAGAGCGTCGAAGTAGGAGGGACTGCACAGGTTGCGAATGCCCGTGTACATCAGGCCGCCCAGTTGGGCCTCGATCAGGCGCTGCACGTCGGTGCACTTCTGCTTGACCTTGGTGGCAGTGTTGTCGAGCACGTCGTCCTGCGTGGTCTGGGTCACGCCGAAGTCGGTGAACAGGTTGAGCAGCACGGTGGTGCCGTCGCTGTCCAGGACCTGACCCTTGATGGCACCCATGCGGCCCCACTCGAGGGTGGCGTCGATGTTGCGCTTCAGCTTGGTGAACTTCTTGTTCAGCAAGCCCTGAGCGGTCTCGACCTCGGTCTCGCTGCCGAATGCGCGCAGCGACTGGAACTCGTCGGCATTCACCGCGCCGGACTGCGGCAGGTGGATGCAACGGAACGAGCGCATGGTGCGCTTGTCGTTGCGCACCGGGGTGCCGCGCTGGCCTCGCACGCCGGCGGGGACCAGGGACAGCGTGGTGCCGATCGACTCGATGTCGACCGACAGCGTGCTGATGCCTTCCTCGGCGAACAGCCCCAACTGGCCGATGCGGCCGGGCTGGTGCGGCAGGTTGGTCATGGCCAGGGTGAGCTGGCTCAGGGTGAATGCGTCGTCGTTGAAAATGTCGAAATGCATGGTGATGCTCCGGTGCTGATCTGTGGGTTGGGGCGGATCAGCGGGCGATGATCCCGATGGCCTTGAGATCCGCCAGGCCTGCGGCGTCGGCGCCGGTGAGCTCGGCCGAGATGACCTCGGCGTCGCGGGCGATGATCAGCGCCGACTGGTCAGCGGCGGAGTCGGCCACGGCTGCGAACAGCACGCCGGCAGCGACCTCGGTGCCATCGCTGGCGGCGTTGCTGTACTCCTTGTACTTGCCGCTCGCGGTGATCTTGCCGACCAGCGTGCCGGGCACCATCGCGCCGGCAGCGGCAGCAATGGTGACCACGTCGCGCGAGATGTCGCCGTTCCCCTCCGACAGGAGGAACTCGGCTGCGTATTTGCCTTCGGTCAGGGGGGTCATGTGCGACTCCGTTAAGTTGCGATTTGCTTCATGCGACGAGCCCAGATGTCAGCGGTCTTGACAGCCACGGGCGTCGTCGATTTCGTGGGCTGACCGGATTGGTTCTTCGGCGCGGTGTCGATCTCGTCACCCGACGCCTTGGCACGCTCGGCAATGAGTGCCGCACGCACGTCGCCGAGCGTCTTGCCGGCGCGGATATGGGCGGCCGAGTCGACCTTCAAGGCAGCGCACAGGTCGCGCACCTCGACCGCCGCGGCGACAGCCCCCTTGAGCCCATCCATGTCGGAGTGAGCCAGCAGGAACGAGTCGCTGAAATCCTTCAGACCGGCCTCGGCGATGAATGCCTGGGCCTGGGCAATGAAACCTGCCGCGGCCTGCTGCTGAGGCGCCGCCTCGGCCGCGGCAGCAGCCTGGAAGGCCTGGCGCACGTTCTCGGGCAGCGTGTCGAGCTCGAACGCGGCGCTCAGCTTCATCTCGGGCAGCAGCGCCGTCGCGAAGCCGTTGTCCAGTGCTTCCTGGCCAGTCATCCACGTGTCGGTGGACAGCATGGCCTGCATGTCTTCCAGCTTCATGCCAGTGCGCGATACGTACGTGCTCTCGATCGACGAGCCGATCTTGTCGAGCACTTCGGCCGCTTCGCGCAGTTCGTCGGCATTGCCGTAGACGCCGGTCCACGGGTTGTGCACCATCACGAATGCGTTCTCGTGGACCAGGCGCTCTTGCCCTGCCATGAAGATCAGCGAACTGATGCTGGCTGCCAGGCCGAGGGCGACGGTGGTGACCTTCTTGCCCGAGCTGGCGAGGTAGTTGTAGATCGCCAGCCCGTCGAACACGTCGCCGCCCGGGGAGTTGATCTCCACCTTGATGTTGGGCTGGGTCAGCGCCTTGATGTCGCCGATGAACGAGCGAGCGCTGACACCGTACCAGCCGATCCCGTCGAGGATCGACACGACTGCGGTGTCGGAACCGGATTCAGCTTTGATGGTGTACCAAGTGCGCATTGCAACCCCATGTTTGGCGGGCAATGTATCGCGTTTGCGAAATGCGTTCCAGCGACGGCAGTTCGCTCAACGCCCAGATGCTCGAGGCGCCCGAGCTCCGAGCGTCACGCTGATGGCGTTGACGTCCTTGCCAACTTCCTTGACGTCGGCGCGGATCTCACGCAGAGCATCTCGCGTCTCCTGCGTCTGATTGCTCACCGTGCGCTCGACCGCGTCAGTCTCGGCCTCTTGCAAGGCAATGCGCTTGTCGAGTTGGTTGTAGGCGCCGAACCCCGCCACCATGAATCCGACGATGGAGATCAGGTGGCCCAGGTTGATGGTTGGGTCGAACCGGACCTTGCGCTGGGCGGCCTTGGCATCGGCCAGTGCGGCCATGTCGCTCGAGGAGAATCCGGTCGGTGGCGTGCTCATACTGCGAGTTTCGCAGTTGCGATTCGTCAAGCCCAGCGACTGCATTTCGCGACCGTCACACCTCCAGGAGCAAGGTCTCCAGCATCTGCTCGTCGGCGGCCTGGGCGCGCCGGCGCTGCTCGGGTGTCCAGTGGGCCGCCTGCCAGTAGTACAGCGAACCCGTGAGTTCTGCGCTGGCTGCCGTGGCGCGCCCTGCTGCCATGGCGAAGGTCGACCGCGAGTGCGAGCGCATCGAGTGGCCGAGCACCTTGGCGCCGCCGGCCGCGCTGCCCCACGAAGCGCGCACGCCAGCGCGCAACTCTGCGCCGTCTGCCTTGCCCTTGAGCCGGACGACCTTCTTGCGGTTGATCGGGACGCTGAACCCGCCGACTTCCAAGACCACCGGCTTAGCCGACCCAGTGGCAACGCCGGGTGTGAACGTGGCAGCAACAACCAACTCGGCGCCGGTGGCAACACCCGTGTCACTCGCAGTACCTGGCGCAAACGAGGTCGCCGCGGCGAGGCTGGCGCCGCCGACCTGGGCAGCTCCGGACGCAACACCCGGCGCCGAGTTGGCCACCGCGGCGAGACTGGCCCCACTAGCCTGGCCCGCGCCACTGGCTAGCCCTGGGGCGAAGGAACTCGCAGCGGCAAGAGCCGCGCCGGCCGCTGCAGCCGCCCCGTCCAGGAAACCCTGCGACGCGACACTGAGCGGCCCCTGACCCAGGCCTTGTACTGCGACGCTGCGCGTCGTCACGTCACACTCGCGAAACGGTCGTCGTGCCGCTCACCGTCGAGATGGTCTGCGACACAGCACCTGCGGTCCGAGTCGTCGCGGTGACCTCCAGAGGAGACCCAGCGATCAGTCCGTGCACCAACGCCAGGTTCGCCACGTCTGCTGCGATGTCCGTCGCCACATACGCCCGGCCTGGGTCGAGTTGGATCGAGCCCTCGCCGATCACTGTCGTGCCGTCGCTGCGGCGGATCATCCCGCCGCTGATCATCAAGGGCGTGGCGCTGTTGTTGTCGAACCGGGCATCGACCACGCTGGTGTCGATGGTGTAGTTAGCCGTGTCGCTGGCTTGCACGCTGTTGTGCATGAGCCTGATGCCGTCTTCTGCAGTGTTGGCAAACCGCGTCCAGGCGTAGATGTCCTGCACGGAGATGCTGCCGCCAGCGATGCTGGCGTCGATCTGCAGGTTCGGGTAGTCAGGCGTCAGGCCCGACACCGCGCTGCCATCGATGCCATTGGTAACGTACACCGTGTCGACCACTTGGCTGTCGAGAAACGACACCGAGCCGCCCGACAGCACGCCGAAGGCCTCGATCGGCAGGTAGCCGACCTTTGCCACGCGCAGGCGGATGGTCTTGGCAGTGCCAGGCGCCACGATCGGATAGACCAGCCCGGCGCCGCTGGTGACGGCGTTGAGCAACTCTGTCGAGTCGGTGACGTTGTAGATCTGAACACGCGACCCGGTGAGCAGGTTGTCGGCGCGGATGTCGACGTGCAGGCCTGCGCTGTCGGTGTAGGGGCCGGTGACCGCGAACGCGCCCACGTCGACCGTGTAGGTGGTCGTGAACGACACGCCCAGGTCCGAGGTGGTGATGTGCACCGCTTCGCCCTGATTGGCGGTCTGCACGAGGTCAGCCATGCACGCCTCGTAAATCTGCCGCGCCGTGCAGTCGCCCGACAGCGTGATCGTGTTCGTCCCGTGATCCACCGCGACTGGATAGGCCAGCGCCGTGGCCTCGCTCACCGTGATCGACGGGTCGGCCACCTGCGCGGCCTGCGGCTGCCAGAGGTAGCCGAAGTGCCGCACCGACTGCGTCATCGGGTAGTGCCACACGCCATCGAGCCAGGCGGACCCGCTGGTGCTCGTGCTTTGCACGGTGACCGTGGCGGTGATGTCGCCGGTCGACGTCGGGGTGAACGTGAACGAGAAGTCATCCCAGGCGTCGGCGGTTGCCGCGCACGTGTGGCTCTGCGTCACGCCCTGCCCGCTAAGGGCAATGCTCGGCGGCGTCGCGGTGCCGTAGGTCGAGTCGAAGCGCAGGGAACCTTTGATCGTCTGCGCCACGCCAGAGACAGCCGGGATGGTGAACGTGTAGGTGATCACGGTGCTGGCGACCTTAGGGGCGATTTTTACAGAGTAGGTGCTGCGATTGCGCGTGCTTATGTCGGTAGTGACAAGACGGTAGTAATTCAAGTCTCGGTGATCAGTGTTGCTGCCGCCGATGTTCGCCAATTTGGCGCCCGCGGCGGAACTTGGCACCGCGCCAGATAGCAGAGACGCGGTCAGAGTTGACCCGAGAAATGATGTCCCGTCGAACGTCGCGGCGCCAAATCCTGCAACAGCGGTCGAAGCTGCGAGACGGGCCGTCGAATATGTCCCGCCAATAAATTCGTAGCTACACCCGGCGGTGTTATATAAGCTCGCAAGGGCGTGTCCAAAATGGTTTTCAAATGTCGCCCTGCCCGTTTCATTGCCCGCCGTGGCGTTGCCGCTCGCCCAAGACTCCCCGCCGCTAACCTTGTTGCTGGCCGGGCCACCGAATGCGAAGTTGTGGGCATTCGTTGAGCGGTAAATCACCCCATCGTCGAAGTCAGCGGAACTTTGCCCTGCGTGGTAAATACCGTGCTCACCTCCGTTGGACACCGAGACAGCGAAGTCGACAAACCTGGGGCGGTTGAAATGCGATAAATACGCGCACAAGCCGGCCTTGCCACCAGCGAGCGAGGAGACGGATTCGACCGCAACGCCTCGGCATGTGATCTTCTTCGAGGACGGAGCAGAGATGCCGAGGCCGGCTGTGTAGGGCGGGCTTGGCTGCAAGCCCACGAGGCCCGCGGAAGTCCCCCCGGTGTCCTCGAACCGCACGTCACCGACGTCGATGGTGAAGTTTGCCGGGGCGCTCGTGTTTAGCGCAGTCATGGCAACAGGTGCGCAAAATGCGCCGCTCTTGCTCTTGATGACGACATTGCTGGAAAGGTTGCCTACGCGGCAGCCGGCATCCCGCGCATTGGTGATTGCGGGCACTGCCCACGTCGGGGCACTGCCGCCGCTGATCACCACGGTTTGCGCACGCGCTGGGTCGTCCGTATCGCTGGCAATCACGATTCGGTCACCGATTGCCCATCCGTCCGAGTCGTCGACCGTGATGCTTGTGGCGCCCGCACTGATACCGCTTGTCAATCGAGTGTTACGGGTGCGCACGATCCCTCGGGCGCGCCACGTCACGTCGACCTGACCAGGGGAAAACAACCCGTGCTTGCCAAGCGACAGCGTCGCGCTGTCATTCAGCTCCAGGGTAGCCACGACACCCGACGGAATTTCGTCGCCTAGCGTGCCGTAATCGAACGCGCCACGGTTGACGATGAAAATCGAGCCCCGCGCAGTCAGGGTCTGTGAAACGGTACGTGAGGCGCGCAGCGTACCGCTCACATTGATCGCGCTACTCCCGATCGTATTGCTGCTCGTGTCGTCGCCCCAGGTGTGGTTGGCTTCCAGCGTTATGACGTGACCGCGATTGTTCACGCGCAGGCCCGAATCCATTGCGTAGGCCAGCCCTGGCGTGATGACGAGCGAGCCGGCACCAGCGATGCCCGTTGTGACTTGGTAATAGGTGTTGTCGTAGATCAATTGACCATCCGGCCCCGTGCCGATCTGGTGCTCGATCTGGATGCATTCACCGACGCCGATGGTGCCGCTTCCGCCAGTCACTGGGATAGTGGTGTCGCCCGCCGATCGCTCCCCGTTAAGCGTGTATGGCGTGCTGCTGACGTTGTTCGTGCCAGGGTGCGCGATGGTGACCTTGTCGCCCACGACGGGCACGACGCCGCCAGTCCACGTCGAGCCGACGTTGCTCGGGCCGCTGGTGGCAGAGGTGATGCTGGCCATGTCTTACGCGCCGCTGTTGTCCAGGGTGATGGTCGAAGCAGTCAGCGTCCACGTGTCCGCGGTGCTCGACACGGTGCCGCCGAAGTCGATGGCCGCCACCAGTTCGTCCGCACTGGACGCGCCGCCGCGCGACTTGTAGAACACCGCGCCGGTGGCCGACACGGTGGCGGCCGACAGTGCCAGACCGCCGAGCGTGATCGTCGCGGTGTCGGTGGCAGTGTTCTTGGCGACGGTGACGGTGACGGTGGGGCCGCCGGCCGTGTAGCCGGTGCCGCTCACCTCACCGGTCACGTCGCTGCGCTTCGTGTGGGTGTCCTTGTTCGCCGTGTAGCCGGTCGTCAGCATGCACTTGAACGTGTCGCTGTCGACGTCGATCTGACCCTTGAAGAGGTCTTCCCAGAACGAGTTGTAAACGATGCCAGTGCTCATGCTTGTCCTTGTGCGACGTCCTCGACCGCGGCGATCAGCCCGGTCACAGGGTCACGTTTGATGATCTTCAATGCGGGGCGTCCGCTGGCCACAACGCGGGCGTCGACAGCCGCCTGCAGCCGATCGGCCTGGGCCCGTAGGGCCGTCAACTCGTCGAGCAGCGCCTGGGTCTGCTTCTGCTGCTGGTCCTGCTGGTCCTGCTGCTGCTTCGCGGCATCGGCAGGGTCGGGCTTGAGTCCCAGCGCCTCTTCGCGCTCGTCGTCGGCCTGGCGCTCTCGGTCGGTGGCCTCGGGGTCGTCGCCCTTGGCAGAGATGACGCTGCTGCGGCTGCGGAAACCGGCCTCGACCTCGAGTTGCTTGCCCTGGACGTCCTGCACGGGGTGCAGGTACTCCCAGCCGTGGGGCGCGTGCTCGACACGACGCACGCTATCGAGCTCAGCGGGCGAGATCTCGCCGGCCAGGAGCGCAGCCTCGGCGAACCAGTTGATGACCCGCTGGCACATCTGCGGGATGATGATCTGCCACTGGCGCTGCTCGGCGAAGCGACGGAACTCCTGCATCACGACGCGCAGGGTGCGGTCGGACACGTTGGAGATGTCGCCCGAGAAGAGCTCGTATGGCAGCCCCTGGCCGCTCGCCGTGCCCATGTGCTGGGTGCGCATGTAGGCGCTGTAGTCGGTGCCGGCCTCGGGCGGGTTGCTCCACTGCACCTCCTGGCCAGGGTCGAGTTCCTGCATGATGCCGGGCTCGAGGGTGGCCAGCGGCTCGCCGCCAGACTGCTCGTAGGGCAGGCCGCTCAGCGGGTTGGTGCCGTCGTCGGGCCCGTTTGGCAGGCTGGACTTGATGAAGCCGACCATGAGGTTGGCCAGCTGCATCCTGGTCATGACGTTGTCGTCGTAGGCGTCGATCGTGCGCAGGCGCGTGAGTATCGGTGCGGTGTTCGACACGCCGCGGAGCTGGCCCGGGCGCGCCGGCTCGAACACGTGGATCACGTCCGACGCCGGGATGCGCAGCAGCGTGCTGGTCTGGATCACGCCCGACGGTTTGTCGCCTGGGTGGTCGCGGTAGAACCAGTAGGCAGTGCGCTGCCCGCGCTTGTCACGCTCGATGCCCATGCGCACCGTGTTGCCGGCCGGCAGCCTGGGCTCGGCGTCGAAGTCGATGAGCGGGCAGAAGTCCGGCTCGATGACCTGGATCTGCAGCGGCAGGCGCGTGCCGAACGTCTCGGTGCGCGGCCGGCGGCGGATGAAGCACTCGCCGGCGTCGAACCAGGTGCGCGTGACCAGGGTCTGCAGGCCATAGATGCCGAGCACGCCGTCGGCATCGCACTCGGCGCCGAAGTCGCTCCACAGGTCCGTCAGGAACTGGCGTCGCTCCTCGGACTTGACCCGCTTGAACCGCGGCGTGATGCCGATGCCGATGAGCGTGGTGGCCCACTGCTGCACCGAGCGCTGGCCAGCCCACGAGTTGCGCGTGATGTCGCGAGCCCGGTTGCGGATCGTGTCCAGGGGTTTGATCGCGGTGTTCGGGCCGCTGGCCGGTGCCAGCATGCCCTTCCAGCGGCGCCCCTGCCCGGCGGCGTCGTAACGCGCCAGGACGGGCTGACCCTTGGCCTTGGCCGGCAGTGTCTTGCGACGCGACATCAGCAACCCTTCCCGCTCTGGGTCCAGTGCACCTGCTTGCGGCGCACCGGCGGCGTCGTGGCGGATTCGATCCTGGCCTTCTCGGCTCGCAGGGCGGCGATGGCCGTTTGGATCTCGGCAGTTCCCTTGTAGGTAATTTGCCCGCCGTTCAGCGCAACCTGCTTTTCCGGGTTGGCGAGCGCAGCAACAAGGGTCGCGATCTGATCGTCAATGATGGCCATACGAACGATTGTCGCGACACGTCGCGAAATTTTTCAGCGTCTGCAGTTCGCATACCATCGCTTCGGCTAAATTAGATGTACACTTTTGCTATCTGCTAAGTGGAATGCCATGCGAACAAACAACCCACCAGAAGAATTCACAAACGCACTACTGGCGTCGCTTCGATACGAGGACGGCGCGCTGTTCTGGATGCCCAGGGCGCGCGAACACTTCAGCACAGACCTGGGTTGGGCCGTCTGGACAGCGCAGGTGCTCGGATGCGAAGCCGGGTCCGTAAATTCACCTGGCTACCGGGTCATCGCTTTCACCCTCGTTGGCGTGCGCCGAGACGTCCTCGCCCACAGGGTTGTGTGGCGCATGCTCAATGGGGAGTGGCCGAAGTTCATCGACCACATCGACGGCGACAGGCTCAACAATCGAATCGAGAACCTTCGATCGGTGGTCGAGCGCATCAACCGAGAAAACCTCCGCGCCGCCAGGTCTGACAACCTATCGACGGGCCTGCTCGGCGCCTACGCCGGACGCAACGGGAAGTTCAGGTCGTCGATCTGCGTTGACGGAAAACAGAAGCACCTCGGTCGGTCGTTCCCCACTGCTCAGGCTGCCCATGAGGCGTATCTGGCTGCGAAGCGTCAACTACACGAAGGGTGCACGATATGAAGCGCGGACCTCGCACGGGGCATCCCGACGAAATCCTCAAGCGAGTGACGATGTCGCTCGACGCCAAGACACTGGCCAAGGCGAGGGCCCTGAACCCGAGTAACCTCAGCGCCGCCGTGCGGCACGCCGTCGCAGTGGCCTACATCAAGTACCAGAACGAGGTGAAGTGATGGCTACCGAACTACCCGAAAACTTCTGGCCCGTCCAGCCCGACTGCCCAGTCTGCGGCAAGCCGGTCACCTACGAGCACCGACACACCGCGACGATGGTGAGCAACTTCGACCTTGAGTCGATGCGCTATGTCGAGGACGGACCTTTCCACTCGCAGTGCGCGAAGCACTGGTACGGAAAGCGGCAGCCTACGACAGATAGCTCGACCGAGACACCCGCCGGCGGCGCACTGGAGCCACCGGCACCGGCGTCTCGGCAACCCTGACGTTGGCCTGCAGCTCGCGCCGCTCTTCCCGGGTGACCAGGTTGATGTTGCCCTCGAACAGCGGCGCGGCCCAGGGTGGCGCCTTCGACCAGTCCCCGATCTTGTCCGCGCCCAGGCGCAGGTAGCCCGCCTCGTCGTAGGCCAGCAGGTCCATCGTCTCGTTGCGGGCGCGGATCTGCGTCCACTTGCCGTCGGGCCCACGCACCTCGGCCTGCAGCTCGTCGAACCAGGGCTTGGGCAGCCAGTCTGGCAGGTGCATGTAGCCTGGCCCAGGGTCGGTGCGCTTCATGCGCTTGTCGACCATGTCCTTGAGCCGGTTGGTGTCGAGGAAGTAGATCGGCACGTCGCCCTTCTCTCGCGCGCCGCGGTTGCCCACCCACGACTCCTTGATCGGCGAGCCAGCCAACGACGAGCTGGCGCCCTTGATGAGCATGACCTTGCCGTGGATCCGCTCGCGGCGCAGCCGGCGATACCAGGCGTAGGCCTTGTCGCTCACGCCGTCGCCCTTCTGACCCTTGCCGCCGGCCGCCTTGTGCTCGCCGCCGGTGTCCACCACGGTGAGCATGATGCCGAGCTCCAGGCCAGGCTTGGACGTGCGGTAGGTGCTGCGCAGCACCTTCTCGGTGAGCACATCCCAGTCCTCGGCGTGGCTGGTCGGGTCGATCGGGGCGAAGCCGCCCATGCCCTCGCGCATGGAGTCGGTGATGTTGTAGCGGTCGATCACGGTCTTCTCGCCGTGCGCGCCATGCGCGTGCACCTGGACGACGAAGCGCGCGTTGACACCACCCTGCACGTCCACCTCGGCCATGAGGAACCGCGTCCAGTCGGGGCAGACGAAGCGCTCGAGCGACGGGTCCTTGCGCTGCGACGGGTCGCGCGCGGTCTTCTGCGCCTCGACCAGGTAGCGCGGCATGTAGGGCATGCCCTGGTCGACGTTGACGGTGTTGCGCAGCGATTCCTCGTCGCCACTGAGCTCGTAGTGGCGCAGCGCCTGGAAGTAGCGCATGAGCAGCGACTTCCACGACTGGAAAGCCGCGGCCACGCCGCCGAGCCAGAAGGTGGCCACGTTGGACACCACCCCCTCACCCTCGATCACGTCGTCTGCGGTCAGGCGCTGGCCCTCGCGCAGCCACCGGCCGCCGAGGTTCATCTTGCCCTTCATCTTCGGTGGGATCTCGACTGCGCAGTGCGGGCAGACGACCCGGTTGTAGCGGTTGGCCAGGTCGTTGAGGTCGGCCTCGACCACCGTGCGGCGCAACTCCTCGTCGTCTGGCAGCCTGAACAGGCCCAGGCCCGGCGCGGCCTCGAACCAGTCGCGGCAGTCCGGACACTTCCAGTGCCAGCGCCGGCGGTCGCCGGTGTTGTAGATGCCCAGGATGCCGGTGGTCGGCGGCGCCTCGTGGGGCGTCGTCGGCACCCAGTTGGGGTTCACCAGGTCGCGGCCCGGCGACGACTCGGCCAGGGCCATGCCGCGGCTCATGAAGGTGGTCGTGCGCTTGATCAGGTGGGGGAAAAGTGCCCCCTCGCCACCGATGCTGTCGGCGATCCGGTCGAGGTCGGTCACCGCGGTGTAGCGGTAGGTCGTTCCCGACACGTTCGACACCGTCGGCCACAGGATGTGCAGGCGCATGCCGTGCTTGAACATCTTGTCGTGCACGGTGTCGTCCTGGGCCGACGCCGACGACATCTCCTTGAGGCTCGGCGAGTAGCGAATCGCCCGGTCGACGTCGGTCTTGCTGAAGATCCGCGCCTTGTCCTGGGTCATGTTGATGACCAGCATGTCGCCCGGGTCGTTCTTCACGCAGTGGGCGATCCACCCCACCAGCAGGCCCGCCGTCTTGCCCGTGCGCGCCGGCCCGACGAAGGCCTCGGCCTCATGCTGCCGCGACGCCAGGACGTCCATCGGCTCGACCATGTAGGGCGTCTCGAGCGGATTCCACGGGTCGGCCGGGCCGCCGGGCTGCTTGATGATGAGGTTCTCGGCAGCACCCTGGCTCACCGACACGCGCCGCGGCGGCTGGAACGCGCGGTAGGCGCCGAACACGTCGCGCATGGCGATCAGTTCGTGGTCGATCACCTCCTCGTCGACTGCCTCAAGCATCCCCACCACCCATCAGGCGGAATTCCTCGGCCAGTTCGTTGAGCGACTCGTCGATTTGCCTGCCGATTTCCTCGGCCAGGGTTGGGTCAATACCCAGCCTGCGCTCCAGCAAATCGGGTATTGAGCGCAGCGTTTGTGCGATCGACGACATGGCCATTGCAGATGCCTGGCGCACCGCGGCTCGCTCGACATATTGCCCCGCCTTTACCTTGGCCTCGATCTCGTTGATCTGCGCCTTGGCCAATTCGTTGCGAGCACGTGCAGTTTCGAAGTCCTGCACCGGCCGGGGTTTCACATACCCGGCGGGCTTTCGACCTGCGCCCGCACGCTTCCCGCCACGGGTTGGTGGCGACGAATCGAATAGCGAATCTAAGACCTCAATCTCTGGCATGAAGGAAATTGTCTACGTTTAGCGAATGCAATGCAAGCAACGAACGACCGAAGGTCGTTGAATTGTAATCCTACAAACAATTGGGCGACATTCATAGTACGAAATTGCAAAAACTCTTTTTTGTCGAGCCTTTTTCACC